TATCTCACCGGCCTCACGCCAACCCCTCAGCAAGTCGCAGCTCTCTGCATCAAGACCGCTGAAACACTGCCGAAGTGGAACTACACCATATCGCCGCATTAACCGACACTGTTCACTTGTTCTTGCGCCGACCCTAAGTAGAAAATCCTGTTGTCCGTTTACGGCCACGTTGTCAAACGTGGTCGTCCCCAGACTCGATGTGCTGTAGCTGCATTCCACCAGCCCCACATAAAACTGCGCATTCATCGGCAATTGCAGCGGTGCTGCCAAAAGCGTCCAACTGGTGCCGTTGATCGAATGGTAAGCCGTGACCGTGTCCCCGATCCGAGTCATTTTCAGCCATATCGGAGGGCCAATGTTTACCCAGTCCGAGGTTGCCGGATAACCACCGTTGGTGGTCCGGTAGGAGAATCGGGTCACCCCGTTTTGCACGTGTGCCATCGCGTTCTTGGAGTTCGCTTCCAACGAATCGCGCATCATCAAACCCATCCGCCCGCCAGTCGTGCTCGCCACTCGCGCTACGATCTCCGCATTGCCTGTCACCTTTTGGTAAACGTAGTGGAAACCGTCACTCGTACCCCAATCCTGGTTCACTTGCGGCCCTGCGCCTCGCACCGTGAATACGGAGCCCGAAATTGTAGACCAACCCGCCACCCCCGTTGTTCCCACGTCAACGGCGGTCCATGGCGCTGTTACCGGATTAGGAATCGTTACGGATGCGGCACTGTTTACTGTGGATGTCCCGTCGTTCCCCGTTACCGTCAGCGTGTATCGCCCCGTCGCAGCCGTTCCCGGCGTTACTGTCAGTTGGCTGGTTGCTCCAGCCGCCACTGCCGCCGGGTTCATCACTGCTGTGGAACCTGCCGGATTCCCGCTGACACTGAGGCTCACGGTCCCGGTATAGCTGCCTTGAGGAACCACCGTGACACCGTAAGTGACATTAGCGCCTGCCATCACTGCGGTTGGCGAAACGGATAGCAGGAAATTGGCGGGACTCGAGATGCTAACGTTGTCGAATGTTCCCGTCACCAGCGGGTTGTTGTAGTTGTTGTAATAAGCGTAAACTGTCAGCCCTACTTGGATTGTCTGCCCCAGCGGGATGGTTGCCGTCCCCGCCTGCGTCCAATTCGTGCCATCCACCGACACGTACCCGGTAAAAACGTTGCCCGCCCTCACTACCTTCAGCCACTGCGGCGCCGCCATCGTGGTATGCGTTGTCGTCGTAGCCGCTCCACCTGTAGCCGAGCGGTTCGACCACGTCACAACATTGGCTGAGTTCACCATCATCATGGCGTAGGCTGCCCCCGATTCGGCCGTGCTCCTCATGGCCACGCCTGCCCACGAAGGCGTGCCCCCCGTATTGGCTCCCGGCATCCCCGTCAAACGGGCTATGATCTGGCCATCGCCGGTCAGTGGTTGATGCGCGAAATAGTGAGAATCCACATACTGCGAATTCGGACTCCCCGATCCCTGCACCGAGTAAGTGCCTCCGCTCACAGTGATATTGCCTGTCTGTGCCACATTTCCCACGTCGCGGCCAGTCCAAATACCGCCCCCCGCCGCCCCAAGGATGAGCGGCACTGTGGCTGTTCGCGTGAGTCCGCCGCCGCTCGCCGTAATTGTCACGGAGTGACTGCCCGCTGAGCCTCCCGGAGGAGTGATTGTCAGCGTGCTGCTTCCCGACGCCGCAAGGGAACTCGGAGTGAAACTGAAGCCAGTGCCCGTCGGCCCTCCTTCGGCAGACAAAGTCACCGGTCCCGTGAATCCCCCTTGCATCGTCACCGCGACTCCATGCTGCACCGCCCCCGCCAGGATCTGTCCTTGCTGCGATGCGGTCAGGAGAAAGTCCTGGATGCCAGAAAACCGCACACTGTCGAACAGCGCCGTAGTCAGCACGTAGCCAAAATTCGAATAGGAGGCCGACGAGAATAGCCCGATGAACACTGGCCCCGGCGCACCCAGGTTGATGGCACTGCCTACCTGTGTCCAATTCACCCCGTCGGCGGACAGGTAACCGGTAATCGCAACTCCCGTCCGGATCAGCTTCAACCACGTGGGCATGATCTGCGTCGGGCCGGTCACATTGGCTATGAATGCGCCGGTGTAGGCGCGAGTCGTCCACCGAGTCGCCCCGTTCGAGTCCAACCGCATCGTGGCATGTCCTGAGTTCGCATCCAAGCTGGTGCGGATCATCACACCTGCCGTCGAGGCCGGGTTCGTGTTTGCCCCTATGTATCCCGTTACCCGCGCAACAATCTCCCCATCTCCTGTCAGTGTCCGATAGGCATACTGCATTGCATCCGCAGTCCCGCCAAACCCGACTCCGGAACCGGACAATGCGAACGACGGGCCGCTAGGCTCATATCCCGAACGCCCTGCGGCCGGAACTTGGCCGATATCTGCCGAGTTCCATCCGGATTGTAGATTCCCCATGACCAGCACCGGCAGATTCAAGGTTTCGCTGTCCACGGCCGCAATGGCAGTCGCCGCCGCCGTATACCGTCCGGGAGGAGCGTTGTTACTGGAGACCAACTGCAGCGTGGATGTGCCGGCGCCGGTAAGAATTGTTGGCGAATAGGTGGCGTCCACCCCCTCCGGCAGCCCTCCAATCGCAAGACTTACTGGATCGGCAAAGCCGTCAAAGGCCGTAACCTGCGCCGAAACTGGAAACGGCAGCCCCGGCAGCAATGTGGCCGTGGCCGGGTTCAAGGAGAGTACAAACGGCTCCTCAGTGACATCCATCGTGATGTCGGCCGTGTGTGTCAACCCTCCGCCGGTTGCCGTGATGGTGAGGATATATGTGGAAGGCGGTGTTGTCGTGGACGGCTTCACAGTGAGGGAGCTTTCCGCCGTCCCACTAATGATTTGCGGAAAGAAAGTCGCCGTGGAACCGGACCGCAGGCCTGTAAGGGAAAGCGTCACAGGACTGCTGAATCCGTTCACCGGGTTGAGGCTAACCGTGAAGGGTGCCTGTCCTCCAGGTGGCGTGCTTTGGGCCGAAGGCGTAACCGCCATTTCGAAATCGGGGTCGCCACTTGTGAGCAGCATACTCACCGAGCGGGCGACTCCCCCGCTGCTCTCACCTCGGATCTGAATAGGGGTTCGGCCTCGCGAGGTACCTTTGATTCGGACTTTCGCCGTGCCTCCTCCCCGGACGACCGGAGGGTCGAACGAGAGATTGATTCCCGCAGGCACGCCCACTGCCGTCAGTCGTACCGTGTCTTGAAAACCACCTTTTGGTACGACAGTGACCAAGCTGATGGAGTCCTTTGCTGCACCGAAGGCCTTTACCGCATTGCTGCTGGACAGGGTGAAATCGGCTCCCATCACCAATACGGGCAGGGTAGCCTGCTTTCGGACGGATCCACTCTCTGCCGTAACGTCGAGTTGATAGGTGCGTGCAGAGACGGAACTGTTTGTGGTGAGATCCAGTCGAACGATTCCCGACCCGTTCACTGACGTCGTCGGGACTGCAACCATGCCTGCCGGCGGGTTCTTCACACTCACCTGTACCTCGGCGTCGGATCCGAGGTTCCCTCGAACCACCACCGGCACACTCGACTTCCCGTTTGTGGGGAGCCGCCAAGGCCGCAACGGTGGCTGGATGTCAAAATCTGCTCCACGGCGCACCCGCAATCGAACCGTATCTGTCTTACGCAAGGTCCCGTCGTAGCCAACAACAGTTAACGACAGCACTCCTTCGGGTTGCGTTGGGCTTGTTGTGATCCGCAACAGTATTGATCCGCCGGCTGTCAGCCTGGTGCTCGTCAATGCAGATGTTGCGCCGTTCGGGAGTCCCTCTACTGAAATCCCGACCGCTGGACTCAGTGTGCCTGAGGGGCTGATCTGCACACGGTAGGATACCGTGGTGCCGGGTGCCGAGGTTTTCTCCCCGTCAAGAACCCTAACGAGAAAATTCGTTGCGCTTGCGCAAGTAGGCACAAGCGCAGCGGCCAGGAAGATTACCAGACGAACTCTTAAGAATGTCATTGGATTTATGAGATAAGGGTTGAGCGGACTTCAATGGAGGCGAGCAAAGCACCCGTGAGATCACAATTATTGGCTGACTGGAGGCGTTTAACGATGGAGGCTGGCTCGCTGGATGGTGCTTAATCCTAGAAAACTGTACCGGTGCGTGGAGTTTTCTTGACAAACGCTCTCCCAAGCCTCAATCGCAGCCTTATCTTAAGCTGCGCAAGGACACTGAGTCAAGATGTAATGCGCGCCTTTAGGTGACAAATTTCAGATTTTACTTGCAGTGTCCCTGTAACTTTCTATCACATGCCCTCTCCGCCGCTGAAATGCACGCAAGGAGCCCAAGCCTGAAGAAGACTTGCGATTCAAGCCTGCAGTTATGGCTCAAGGTGCCTCCGAATTCTGCCCTCACCACCGGCTCAAAGCCTGATTACGCCACCGACTACTTCACAATTCGCTCGCTTTAACTCTACCGGACTACTGAAACGCGGTTGTGGATGCATCAGCGACACCTCAAAACCCGGGTCGCACACCCATGGAGCGGCTTGAGTAGCTGCTGCATCACATCCTTACCACCGTCTGGCACAACTGGTGTTGTTCGTCCGCTCACCTGCGGATACTCGTTTGTGATCCGAGCTGTACTTCGAGACGAAGACAGAGATTCCGGCGCATAAGAACCCGGCGCAATCAGTTTCTGAAACCTCCTACGCGGCCATGGTTGGAACCAGGCGGGGACATACCGAGCTGGATTGGACAGACTTCCATCCGCCTATTTAAGCAACCACGACATACCTCTGCTTCAGTTTCCCCACCCGCGTGGCAAGGTCTGGACCATTGAATGAACGAATGAACCCTTGATCCACCGTCCACGGCTTCAAGATGGTGTACGGTGTTCGATTGCGATTGGAGCCTCACTACACAAGTTCTGAACACCGGCCCCGAGGATTGAATACAGTCTTGTTTCGCAGTCTGTGCAACGGGCACGCGGAACACACCCATCCATGCTCGGCCTTGTTCCTTGGCGGTTGGGCGGTTCGTTGGCACTCAATGCGAGTGGCCGCTACCGTGTTGCGCCTAACTCATTGAGCAGCCGCTCAATCCAACCCAAGTCCGCTCGTCTGAAGAAAGGGCACGCCTCTAATACCTCGCCCAGCTTCTGTGCTTCCTCCCAGGGTAACGTCACCTCCTTCGACGTCAGATCGGCATTTCGGTTCCATGCCGGTAGCTGTGCCCCGCTGGGATGGGGAATAATGACATATCCGATTGCGGTCTTCTCGTCCTCCGACAACTCGACCTTGTTGGCAATCCGGGTGAGCAGGCGCAGTTGCCCCAAGTTGCCCTGTTGCGCGTCCAGGACAGAGACGATATTGATGCGGGCTTCGAAGCCCAGCGTGATGGTAACGGGTTCCATTGTTTCTCCTCAGGTTGGATTGGTCCAGCTTGTGATTCGCCCTGTGGGTCCGATGCCGAACGAGCCTTCGGCACCGCCGGACGGGATCAGGAAGGTGTACTGCCCACTTGACGAACTGATTCCCGGACCTGAGACGCTGGTCACAACGTTCAGCGTGATAGTGTTCCATGTGCGCCGGGGGAGTACCACGGTGCCTTCCGACACCGTGCCCGCTGCATCTACGCCCAGGTTGCTGCGGGCATCTGCGGCGCTGCTTGCGCCGGTGCCGCCATACAGGACGCCCAGGGCGTTCGTTAGCACCAAGGTGTGGATTGTCGCGGTGCCGTTGACGGCGATGTCGCCGGTGACAAGCCCATCGCCTGCAACCTGGAGGCGTTCTCCGTTGCCGCTGTCTGCGAGCGTGCCGATAAGCACGTTGCCGTATTTCGACAGGGCCATTCTCACAGCGGCGCTCGATTCGCCAACTGCGGCGTTGTAGAAGCGCATTGTGCAGCCGCGATGCGAACTGTCCCAGAGTTCTTCGCCCATGACATCAATGAGGGCGCCGATGGCGTACTGTGAGCCGTCCCAGCCCTGGAAATACATGTTCGCCATGTAGCCGTATTGCCGGACTGCGGTTCCGCCACCTGCGTTGCCCTTCTTGCGGAAATAGAGCGCCTGGCAGTTGTCGCCGGAATTGTTGGCATCAATGAACAAATCCGCATCGTGGACCATCAGGTTTCCGGCAACCTGCAACCGGTTCGCTCCGTCGTCGCTGGTCGATCCGATCAGCACATTCCCTCCACGAGCGATCACCATTCGGGTGCCAGCGTACGTTCCGGCGTTGTACTCGGCAAAGCTGAGATTCAGGTTTGTGTTCGTTGGGAGGCCAGTGCCGAACAGCCATTCGCGATTTCCATCGTCATAGATGGAGAACGTTGCCGTCTTGGCCGATCCGGTGTTGTTGACGGCGATCTCGGGAGCACCAGTATCGTTCACACGGAGTATCCCGGCGAACTCCGGATTCGCGGGAAACTGGCTGTTCGCGATCAATCCTGCAAGATCGCTGAATGCCATTGCCTGTTTGCCCCACTTCACGCCCGCGGCCTGCGACGAGTCGGCGATGAGCGCATCACCATCCGCACCCACCGCGAGCTTTACCAATGCTGCCGCACCGGTGGCCAACAGGATGTCGCCCTTGGTATACGCGGAGTGACCAGTGCCACCCTGATCCGCGGCCAGCGCCGTTGTTAGGTGCAAAGCACCCGTCAATTTCACATTGCCGGTTACCTGAAGGATGTTGGCACCATCGTCGGCTGTTGCTCCAATCGCAATGCGACCGCCCTTGAAGATCATCATTCGAACGCCCTGGTAGACATCATCCGTGAACTCGGTGAATGCGAGCGCTGTGTTGGTGTTGTTCGGAACACCCGCGCTGAACAGCCACTGCCGATGGCCACCCCATCCAAGGTCGAATCCGCCCAGCATCGTTGCGCCATTGTTACGGATCAAAAGGAGCGGTGACGTGGAAGTAAGGGTGAGTGACTCGAAGCTGGCCGTCGCGGGCAACTGTGCCTGGGCTATTGCGCCACTCAAGTCTGAGAACGCGAGTTGCCTCCACTTCACACCCTCCGTTTCTGTGGAGTCTGCGAGAAGAACATGCCCATTGGTGCCGACGCCCAGTTTCACCAGTGATGAGGCCCCAGTGGCCACCAACAAGTCACCCTTGGTGTAGGATGCAAGGCCCGTGCCACCATTCGCAGGCGACAGCGGTGTCCCAAGCGAAAGTCCGCCCGTGAACTTCCCGTCGCCGGTTACCTGCAACTTGTTCACACCGTCATCGGTCGTCTGATTGACCAAAACCGCGCCACCGCGAGCAACCACAAGGCGCACGCCTTGGTATGCCCCTGCATCATACTCCGCGATGCTCCAATTCCTGTTCGTATTGCCCGGCAGCCCTTGGCCGACAACCCACTCGTCAAGACCTGCATGCTGGAGCCGCAGACTGACGGCGTAGGTACTACCCGTGTTGTCGATCACCACTCCCGCGTTGGCGGCATCGCGCACGAACAGAAACCCACTGAAAGCCGGGTTCACCACATCAGCGAATGTCCCCCACTTCATGCCGACTGACTGTGCCGAATCCGCAATCAAGAACCGACCATTGGCACCAACAGGCAATCGATCCAGAGCCGCCGGTGCGGACGCCACCAGCAGGTCGCCCTTCGTGTAGATCGTCAGTCCTGTTCCGCCCGCCGCGACTCCTAAAGCCACGTCAAGCGAAACCGCGCCCGTCACCTTGAGCGTTCCGGCGATCTGCAGTTTGTGGCCGCTGTCCGTTTCCGACCCGATGGCGACATTGCCGCCGCGAAACAGTACCAGTCGCGGCGGACCTACATACACGTTCGATTCATACTCGGCAATGCTCAGGTTCCGATTCGCTGCACCCGGCAGGCCGGGCCCGAAGTACCACTCCCGCTCGAAACCATGTTCGAAGCTCATAAAGCCCGCGTAATTCGCCCCCATGTTCCGTAATGCCAGTCCCGGTGCAGACTGGTCCTCGATCGCGACAATCCCTTTGAACTTCGGGTTGGTGATGTCGTACAGCGAGCCCCACTTCACGCCGGTATCCTCGGAGCTGTCCACCATCAGAAACTGGCCGCTTGTGCCCACACCAAGGCGCGCCAGTTCCATCGGACCGGCTGCAACGATCAGATCCCCCTTGCTGTACGAACCCAACCCCGTGCCCCCCTCCGTGGCAGCGAGCGGATCGGTCAGTTGCAGCGTCTTGACGTTCGCGATATCAGCAACGGTCAGATTCCCGACGTGCAAGCCGTTGGCATCAACATATGCCTTGGCCACGCCGGCATGACGCATCTGAATGGCTGCATCTGCATGCTCAGCGTTCAGGATGAGATCGCGGTCCGTAGCCGCGGTTCCGGACTGAATCTCGAATGCATCATTGGTGTTCAGCAGGTGCCCCTGATGAATGTCCGGCTCCTCCGGGTCTGGATTCGGTGTCTTCCAACTCAGCCCCGCCGAGCCGCCCAGCGTATCCCACGTGACGCCGATGTTCCCAGTGAGCCGCATCGAGTTGAGCAACTGCAGGCCTGACGAATCGACGATCGCCTTATTGATCGTCCCGATGCGCAGGTGAATGCTTCCGGAGTTTCCCTGCGAGTGCACCAGCAGGGTGCGCTCAATCTCAGCGTTCCACTCCGCGGTGGTGCCGAACTTCACAAACCGCTCGACCACAGTATTCTGTGCGAGCGCCGCCAGACGCACCTGCGTCGGCGACAGGTATTCTGCAATCGTGGTGTCCAGTGCGTCCTTCTCGTTGATGGCCTTTTCGACGAGGATGCGCTTGCCAACGTCTTCGGGAGCGAACTCCACGTCGATCGTCTTGCCCGGATACGGTGAGATGGTGAGGATGTCGGAGCCGCTCTCTATGGACCCTGCAGTCACGCGGCACGTGGAGTGTCCGGCCCAGATCTGCGGCACGCCGCCGATGTCGCCGATGGCGAATTTGGTGGGAGAGTCCGCGTCTCCGCGCCAGAAAATGCCGCTCGCCCCGCTGGTACCATTCCAAGTCAGGTAGGACGACGGTTGTAGAAACATGCCGGTGTCGAGATACGCGTAGCCCGTGATGTGGTTTTCCACGCGCCCGGCACTCTGCGAACCCCAGACCTGCGTGGTGCCGGTGCGGTCCTCGATCCCTTCCCCGTGAAAGCCACCCAGTACGCGGCAGTATGTTCCACCGGTCTTGATGAAGGTGATGCCGTCCTGCGCAAGCACGCCCTCTTCGAACACGGCACCTTTCGTGCGGCAGAACTCCGAACGCGAGCCGAGGAAGATGTTGTCGTAGGATTCGATCAGATAGCCAACATCCCAGTGCTCGCAATCCACCAGCGTCACGAGGTTCTGGTTCCCCTGCTCCTGGTGAAATCCGTAAAAGCCGTAGCCGGAAGGCGCTGTCTCGCTTGGCGGGCCCAGCGATTCCCAGATAATGGTGCCGTGCTGGAACACGCAGGCATTGAAGCCCCAGCCGCTCTTGGCAGCGGTCATCCAGACGCCGCGCTTGAATCGCCCTTTGATGACGTTCGACTCCCAATAGAAGTTGGCACCGAACGACTTCTCGTAGCCTGCTCCGTCCAGCACAAGCCCGACCTGCTCCATCTCCTCGAAGGAATACAGTGCTTGGCTGTTGATGTAGCTGTGTGTGAGGCGGCAGTAATGTGACGGCGTCACGTAGACACCCGCCGCGTTGGGTCCGGCGCAGGTGATCGAGATGTACAGGTTCTCGATGTGATGGTGAGAGGTATTGGCGGAGCCATCGCCGACGCGGATTGCGGGCCCGTCTCCGCAGAACTCGATCACGGCACCGGAGGTGGACACACCGGTGAGCTTGACGCCCATCAATGCGGATTCAATTTGAATACCGTCATTCCACAAAAGGTACACCCCGTTGGGGAAGTACACTGTGCGTCCTGAGGCGATGCAGGCCTGGATGGCAGAGGAATCATCGGAGCCCGCAACAGCGTTGGCCCAACCCGGCTCCGTAAACGTTACGGGCGAAGCGTCTTCAACCGTGGCCTGGTTCTGGCTCTGGACGGAGGTGACCCGAGTCTTTAACCTGCCACCTTCATAGGTGATGGCAATCAGCTTACCTTCGAGACCCTTCAGCCCGCCCGTGGAAGAGGTGATGGTTGTCGATCCTTCCGTCATGCCGATACGAAGCCGCTTCGCATCTCCGCGGGCACCCATCTTCTTCACATCGACCCAGCCACCGGGCACGGAACCGCCGGCCGCCGGCACGGTGAAAGTGGCGCGCGGGCCAGTCTGAATGAGCCGTTTCATGAAAGCAGGATGCGGAGGTTCTTTCCGGGGTTATCTGCGGTGATGCTGGAGTTGAGCAGTGCACCCTCGGGGACATTGCCAACCGCCCGGCCATCAAGCACGTTAGAGCGTACAGCACCATCGGGAATCCGCAGTTGCAGCCACGCAGTGCCGTTGAGGGACATGTCGATGGTGACGGAACCTGAACCAGTAGGCTGGTTCGAACCGAGCCATTCTTGCTGGTTCGCCAAATCCGATTCCGCCACCGTGTCCAAAGCTTCGGTCGATCCATTCGAAACCGTGGTCACCAGATACAACGGCCAATCGGCTCCATCCGGAGCCGCCCAGATGCGCACGGAGCTGATGTCAGGTTGAGTGCTCACTGGCAGATCCTTCAACTCGATCTGCTGCGCGCCGCCCGTGGGACCAGTGGATGGCGACAGTGGGGACAAATCAGATTCGGTTCCTACTCCCGCGAAACTGACGGCGTAGCAGCGGCCGGAGAGAATACCCATCGCAGAGGTGAGTCCGGTGGCCGTTGCCTCCAACGATCCGTCCGATTGTACTGCGAGTGCACCGCCGCGCCCGGTCTTCTCGGTGATGAGAACCATCGAACTCGAAGGTTCCGCCCAATAGAACTGGGCGAAGCGCTCATCCGCGTTGAGCCAGGTGACCAGCGAATCAGCAACCTCACCGAGCGTCGTCTCTGTGGTGACGCGGAACACAGTGATCTCAATGTCCCCAATCGTCACCGACAGCGGGTTGTCCGCTACTACTTCGCCCGACAACGAAATCGTTCCTGTGGGGGTGAACCTGCCGAAGGCGATGTTATTCAGGCCCGCAGGTGGATGCAGCCGTTCGGTGCCGCGGATCTCCGCATAAGCCGAGCCGAAGGCACCAGCTTCGGTTGTGTAGAGCGGTTCGAATGCATCGACGGTTGCGCCATCAGGAACATCCATCATGCTGAAGCAGTAGGATTGGTTCCCGCCCGTGTGCTTCCGGTCTCCTGTCCAGTCCATCGTGATCGGTGCGGAACGTTTGCCGGATACTGATTCCAATTGCGCGCGGATCAGCACCAGACCGTGGTCCAGCAGATCGAACACCTCTTCCCATCCGGCACGGTTGGGCGAGGTGAAGAAACGCGGCTGCAGATGCACAATGCGCTCGATCTTCCGCAGCGGGTAGACACGCGGGTCGGAGTAGCAGATCTGGCCGATGGCCGGGGTATTCTCCAGTGGCCGGATTAGCGTCACAGTGTTGCCGTTTACCTCCCCTATCGGGAGTTGCTCGGCTTCTGAGGGATTGAGCTCGAGGAAGAATCGGTCACCGGCACGGAAAGCACCTTGCGTCAGCGCGGCAGTTATGATGACGTTGCCGGCTTGGCTGGTGACGGTGCCCTCTGCGCGAAGGTGCGGATTCTTTGTCGTGCCGAGTTGGGCGCGGGCCACATCTGCTGTGCCGAATCCGGGGTCTGTCTGTGCGGCCTTTGTGACCAAGATGATCTCGTCGTTCACCAGCAGATACTGGCCCGGTTCTAGCGCGAAGCCATCCCATGCAATCTGGGTGGCATCCTCAACCAAGCCACCGTTGGTGCGGCAGTACCCGGTAGTCGCTTCGTCGATGGCCCAAATCTCGAAATGCGCCTTTGTCACACCGATGCCATTCCGCTTGCATTCGAGATTGGTGATGCGGAGCGTCCCATCGCCTGGCGTATCCACATCGAAGTTCCAGTCTGATGGCGTATCAGTTGGATCGGTTGGCAGAGGATCGGCTGGAACATCGGCAGGCTTGGGGCCGACGGTCAGGTCATACATGGAATCTGTCGTCGTGCGGCCTTGGATATCAATCGAGTAATCGCGATTCAGCTTCCACTCGGTAACGCGGAACTCATTGACCCCATCGGGGAGGTCCGAATGGGTGAGCGAGCAGATCATTCCAGGCTCCGTGTTCAGGGCCAACACCGTCGTCTTGAAGCTCAGTTCACGAGCCTTCCTCCACTCCGCGGGTGTGATGCCTCCCAACTCCTCGCGCAGCCGCATTGTGATCAGCCGGGCGGCCTGAGACTTCTGGGACACCCCGACGAAGGTCATGTTGGTCTTCAGATACTTCGGTGTTCCCGGCCCACCAATCATCAGTGCATGGTCTCGGTCACGAAGGGACACGGAGTTGAGCGCCCAGCCGTACTCCTGATCGCCGAACTGCCCGGTGATGTGGTTGAACGACGGGATCACCGGCTCCACGTGCAGCGTGTCGAGCACGATGTTTCCCTCCGTGAACGGCTCCGTCGCGCCGGAATGGAAACGCAGCCCGATGCGCAGCTTGCCGAAGGCGAACGTGAAGTAACCGGCGCAGGTGTTGAGGATCTCCTGGAGCCACTCCCGGAGCGGCTTCTCTTCTTGGATGACGCCTCTGAAGACGTACTGTCGTTCGGTCCCAGTGCCGATGAGCTTGGGAACCTCGATGTCGCAGAGTGCGGCTGCCGCCAGCGCGGCGTTCATATCGAAGCGCTCCTCCATGTCTGCGGCGGACAGCAGCGCAGCCTGGCCCTCGTGGATGAAATAGCCGATGGCTTTGAGATAGGCGTTCACGGCAATCCAAACGGGGTTGGTGAGGCCATGCGCCCAAATGCGCTGGCCAGGAGCAGTCCAAACCCAGCCACCCATACCAACGGTAACGACAACCTGCATGTCGTGTTCGGTGAGGCGCGACAGTTGGAGTCCTTTGGGGTCGGACTTTCGGATCTCTGCGAATGCCGTTCCCGCCGACCACACATCCGGAAGGTTCGAGAGAACACCCCAAGGTGCCTGGGTGATCCCAAACTTGTCCTGCGGATTGGCTGGCGTGACTCCGGCGGCATAGCGCCAGCCGCCGTTGCGCTGCGGATCGTGTGGCGGCGAGCCGTCGAGCAGATGCTTCGTCAGGTCGGAGGAGAAACTGGTGATAGGGCCAGCGCTGACGATTCCGAGCGCGGTGTAGAAATCACCTTCGTCCCGTCCCGCAGCGATCTTGCATTTCACGGGTAGGTCGATGCCGTCAGTGTAGACTTCGGGCAGAACTTGGTCGTAAACGGAGTCGGCAACCAAGGAGACGCTGGTGATGCGCGAGCGCCCGAATCCCCACACGCCGGTCGAGTTGTCCTTCACGTTGACGCCTTGTGGACGGACCAGCAGACCGCCGAAGTATCGTTCCATCCCGTGCGCGAGGCAACCGTTGGGGCTGTCGTAGCCTTGATCGCAGGAGCCCACCGCCGGTGTGAAGGTCTGTTGCCGATCGATGAGCTTGCCGTCTTCGTTCGTCCATCGGATGTTGCGATTCGGGAAGGTCTGGCCGCTCGCCGATGCCCATGGACAGTGCTTTCCGTCGTTGTGGATCTTCCAGCATTCGCGGGTGATCTTGAATGTGGGGTAGGCCAGGGTGAGTTCATAGGCTCCGTCCGAGGCATCAACGCGGAACTCGGGTTTGCCCGCATCTGTTGCCCAGCGTCGGATGTAGCCCGACCACAGATCGATCTTGATTCGAGTGGCGACATGGAACAGGAAAAATTCGATGACTGCCTTGTCAAGGCTGACGCTGCTGGTGAGGCGGGTGAAGACGCGGTCGGCGTTTCCCAGGATGAACGTCGCCGCATCGCTGGCCTCGCCCAGGCTTTGCCCGATGCCCTGCCAGTCGAGCAGGCGCGGCTGGTACAGGGTACCGTCGATGGTGACGCGCCTGTCCGAGAGAAAGATGTCCTCAATGGCTGGGTCTGTCACGCGGATGCGGATGAGCGGGAAGACTTCCTGGACCTGATCGAGCAGTGCCGGTGTCAGGGCGGCATCTGGAAATCGGTTCAGCGTTGCAGAGGTGGCGTAGCCAGGATTGCGGTTTGGAACCTCGATCAATCCGACGCCGTTTACACTGGCGAGGCAACCGGCGAAGTGCTCGATCGAGAGCGGCTGATTCTCGAAGTGGCACTTGTAGGCAGTCGTAGTCCCGTCGGGATTCGGTGCGTGGTACGTGAACGTGGCATAAGCGCCACGCGCCAGTTCCCAGAAGTCCACCAATGCCTCGTACTCCTGTTTCCGCATGCGTTCCCTGCGCACTTGGAACCGGATTGCGCCGTCACCCAGATAGAAGCGCTGCTCGATTTTGGCGTTGGCGCTGGCGAAGCGGTGGACGACGATCTGCGGCCGGATGACCATGCCGCTTCCGTAATCAGGCCTAAAAGGAAAGATACCTGCGTCGGGTGGGACCGGAATTTCGATGCCGCCGATACTTTCGGGCATGGTTTAGGCGATCTCGACGAGCATGAGGTTCGCAGGCAGTAGGCCAACACCGAGTTCGAGCAGGAACTCGCCGTCTAATCGTACTGTGTAACGACCTGTAGCGTTCTGGCCAGTGGGATCGTGGTTGAATAGAGGGACGGTTTCCAGGCCGAAGTAGAAGTAGAAGGCCTCGCTGCCACTGCGGCGCGCGACGTAGAAGCTGCGCAGTTCGAGCCACTGCGCTGCAGTTAACGGATTGGTGAGTTTGAAGCGCTTCTGGGACACAGTCGCCTCGCTCGAACGCTGACTCGAACCGTCAGCGTATTCTCCCTCGCGGGCACGAAAGTCGCGCGCCTCGGAAAACGCGGAACACAAGGTGGGTGGCAACACGGCTAACGCGCTCACGTTGCGGACGTTTCCGGGCATGATCGGTACGTTAAGTGCGTGGCGGTTGGACTGGCAGGATGAAGTTGGTGCCGCACCTGCTCGGACACTATCGTCTCCTCGATCACCCAACAGCGAACACGATCTCCAAGGGGCGGAGTTCTCGTTTCACAGATGAAACAGGTCTCCGGAGAAGCGTTTCATTTCGCATGCTTCGGGGATTCTTGAACTCCGCGCCAATCAAGGGTTCTCGAAGGCGAAGGAGGATGTTTTCGAACAGAATTACTCATTCTGTTCAGAGGGGTCGCCCGTGAGCGTTCGAGCGGCCGCAGCTCGCGCTAACAACTTGTCCCTATCTGGGTTGTTCTTGTCTACGAGAGTCATAAGAACGCGAGCCACAAGAGGGTTGCATAACAATGTGAGAGCAATCGGTCCTTTGCTGTCTTCTGTAACGACACTGTACAGAAACGTCGAAGGAAACAATTTGTCGAGGATAAATTGCAGCGGACTCGGTTCTGTTTCGTCACCATGCCTCAGATTAGGGGTGATTACACTTGGCATTGGCATCTTGCGAGGACTTACAACATAAGGAGCGATAACAGTAGTGCGAGTGGCATTTCGACGCGCTTCGACGATGACAAGCGCGATCCCATTAGGCTTTGCAAACGTAACAGCCCCTTGCTGAAAGCCGTTGTGAGAAACCACTATACCCTTGTGCGCACCGATGTCATCAACGCGTTGCTTCAGCACCATGACTTCCTCGACCCCAACTGGTCGTTGCCAGGCTTTGCACTCGATCAGAGTTAGAAATCTTACGCCCGAGAACTGTACATCGACGACAACATCAATTTCATGCAACTGCCCAGATTTTCCACGCAGCTTTTGCCGCTGCTCAACCACTGCTCCAGGTATGCTCAGTATTCCACTTGCGGCCAGCTTGCACACATCAGCGATCAGTTGCTCATATTCTGCTGGAGTAATGATCGAGTTCAAGCCTTGGCCGTCCGGACGCATTCAGGGCACCATCAAACTTCTAAGCGTAACGTCTCATTGTAATCGAGGCCAAGTATCAAGCGCAGAACATTACAAAAGTTCGAACCTGAACACTATTGGCAATTCTGTTTCAAAACAGTCGAGCCTTGCCAATGAGGCTCACCCGATTGTGGTCAATGGTTCCCATGACGCTGCGCGCTCCTTCGTTCGGTTTACGCTCGCCAACCGCGCACTCTGGCTGGCGTCGCTTACGGCGCGGGGGTTGTTCACTACCGCATGCACGGCCCTGCCTTCCATGATATCTGTTGTCGCCCGCCCGTCCAGTTGTAGGCTCAGGCTGACAGTGGTCGGCTGCTGGGCTACCGCCGCGAAGCTCGGCAGTTTCGATTGGACCACTAGCGGCGAACTGTTGACGTAGGTTGGAGCCTGGAAAAGCTGGCTGCCCGATTGGATTAGGTCGGCCGGGCGCATCACATCAACGCGCGACGTGGTTCGCCGACCGGTGCTCATCGCATATAGCTCCACCAAATCACGAATCTGCGGCGACCGGATTGCGACGTCGAGATTGCCGCCGAATCCCTGCTTCGCAGTGTCAACGATCTGCTTCAGCAGCGCCTTGTCAGAGATGTCCACGCCATAAACGGCTCTCACCTTCTCGCGCGCCTTCTGCTCAGCGCCTTTGACAAACAGCCGCAGCAGTCCTGCCACTGCACCAGCGCCCGCTCCGATTGCCGCACCCAACGGGCCGCCGAACTTGAAGCCGATCAACGCGCCGCCGGCCGTGGACATCGCCATTCCTGACAACCCACCCTGCCGCAGTCCTTGCATCGCTAGAAGTCCGCCGCCGAGCAGCGGGGCGTTCGACCGGGCGATAGCTCCGATCTTCTGGAACAACGTCGCCGCTTGCCACGTCGTCGCCACGCCGGGCGCAATCTGGATACTGTTCTCGATTCCGGCGAACGATTTCAGTCCCGGCAATAGCCCGGCAAGCCCCGCTTTTGAGAGCATCTCGGCACCGCTGCCGCCAGCATGCGATGTGAACGTTGGCGTCGCAATCGAGCCTGCCCCGAACACGGGTGCCGCACCAATCCCAAGCAACCCACCCAACTGCCCCAACCTGCCGCCACCTGCGCTCGCAGGCATCATGGAAACCTGCGTACCGGTGAACATCTGCATCAGCATCGCCGCGACACGCGAGGTCACGACATCCTTGATCGCCGTCAGCAGCGCAGTTTTAAGCGAGTTCCCGATCGCCGACCACACGGAGCCTGACTTCGCCAGCAATGCGTCGAACACGCCCTCCGCCTGTCGCTTGAAGGAGTCGAACATCTGCTGATTGTGGTTGCGCACCAGATCCACCTGCCGGTTTGCCGCTGACTGCTGTGCCGCTTCAATTGCCGTATCGGTCTGCTCCGCCAGATGCTGCCGCAATGTCTCCCGTTGTTGTGTCAGATGCGCAATCCGCTGATTGATCTCCTCAGCCCGCAGTCCCAGCCGTCGCAGGTGGGATTCCTCGTCCATCACCATCCGCGATGTCTCCATGTCGAACAGCCGCTGTTTGATCTCATGCACGGTTTCGAGGTGATCAATCTCGATCTGCGCCTTCCGCTGTTCCACCGCGATCTTCTGCTCCAGCGTGCGGGCATCCGTCGCCTCCACCATCCGCAAGTTGGCATCGCGCACGTAGCCGGCACGATCCTCCTCGAAGGCATAGACGCGCTCCAGATGCTCAATATCCTTCGCCGCGGCGTCCAGGCTGTACTGCAACCGCTGCGCGTACAGTTCCGAGTCAAGTTGCAGCCGCTGCTCGTATTCCTCCCGGTACACCTGGAGCGTCTGCGCCACGGACTCCCGCTGAATTGCGACCACGCGCGCCTGTAACTCGCGCTCGATGTTCTCCCGCGTTTGCGCCGTCAACCGGACGGCATGCTCAGCGCCCTTCGAATCGACGAACACGGTCAGCTTGCGCGCCTTATCCTGCATCTCCTGCAGCGCACGCCCAGGGCCGGCGATCAGTGCACGCTCCGCAGCCAACGCCGATTCCCGTGTCTCCCTCTCGATCTCGCCCTGCTTCTTCCGGATATCCCGCGCCAACTCCTCCGCCGCCTGCTTGCGAATCTGCTCCAGTTCCTTCTGGTTGACGATCTTGATGCGGTTGGCAAATTCACTGGCGTCGAAGCTCGCCATGAAATCCTGCGCGCCTTCCTTCGCGCCGGCAAACGAGCGCCGGATTTGGTCGATCGAGTAACCCATCTTCTGGAGGTCCTGCACCGTCTTGCCACGTTCGCCGATGAGATAGAAGATCTTCGCGGTCTCGGCGGATTCCGCGTTCTGCCGCTTCAGTTGCTCCTCCAGTTGCTTCGAGTCCTGGTACATCTCATACAGCGCTGTGCCTGCAACCGTCGCGGCGATGGCGGCTGCGGTCAACGGATTCCTGGCGAGCGTGATCGTTAGTGCCTCAACCGCCTTCTTGGCACCGGCAATCCAAGAGATGAACTGCCCAATAGCCGCTCCGATGGCGGCCGCGCCAATGCCCTTCGCCCATAATGCCAGAGTATTGGCGTTCTCCTTCGCCCATTTTGCAAGGTCAGTGAGGCCAACAATCATCTTGCGGAGTTCCGGCAGAAACTGCTCACCGATGGCCGCCTTCGCTTCTTCGGTGAACCGTGACAAGGAGGCAATCTGCTTGCCCACCGTGCCCAGCGAGGCCTCGTATGCTCCGGCGATCTTCGGTGCCTCGCCCAGCACTTTCTGGAAGGCGATGTTCTTCCGCTCGCTGTCTGTGAGATCTCGCCCTAGCCGTGCACGGGCGGCGGTGAACTCGCGCTCAAACTGAACGTTGATGCCGTAGGTGCGCAGGACTTCAATCTGCTGCGTGGTAATCCCGTGGATGATGCCCTGCAGCGCCTCGCTGGAGTTCTGCCCGGCGACAACAGCGGCATCCTGGGCAAGCCGAGCCAGATCGGTGGTGCGCGACAGATCGAGTTGCGCCGCGATCATCTTGTTTACGGTGTCGCGGGCGGCCTGTGTGGTGATGCCGAGATTCTTGACGCGACCCACCAGCCGCTCTATGGCATCGCCGTTGTAGTCATTCGCGCGGGCAAGCTGCGCGTTGACGACAGCAAGCGTTTCGTTCCGCGCCGCAAGTTTCGCCGACTCGACTGTGTATTCCCGCACCCAGCCGACAACGCGCTCGAATGCGCCGGTGAGCAGATTGGCAGCCGTAGCGCCCTTCACTACGCTGAGTGTCAGGCCATCAATACCTCTGGACGCACCACGCGCCGCATTGCTGGCAGTCGATTCCAAATTCGACAAGCCGGTATTGATGCTCTTGATTGAGGCATTCGCCTTATCCACATCGACCTGGACGACGAGTTCGAGCCTGTTATCCGGCATTCGCGAATAGAGAGGAATCGACCGATAAGGACATCAAAGGACAAACGTGCAGATCGAAGACACCCACATTGCGGAAGATGTACTGGAGCGCCTTGCCGCCAGACACAAGATGGCGCAAGGCGAATTGGAGGGTATCGCGGCGCATTTCCTTATCTGCGAGCACTGCCAGCAGCGATATGAGGAGTGGGAAGAATTCGTCACCGTGTTTCGGTCCGTCATCGTCAGGATCGATTACTAAACTCCGGACACTCCGCGCTCAGCTTCAAGCTTCATCCGTTCTTCCTGCAGAACCAGCAACGCTGCCAACTCCTCTGCGGTCATGTCGTCCAGCCGAACCTGCACTCCAACCCGCATTGCCGCCAGAAACATCTGCGCTCGCTGCAACAGCTGCCCCGCACCACCCAGACTCTCCGCGTCCAAGCGATCGAGCGGGCAATCATCACACCGACCATCATCGGGGGCGTCATGACACAGTCCCGGATCGCAGAGATCATCCCGTCGAAGACCCCAATACACAAGAAAGCGGAGGGAAGGCCGGTCCGGCCACTCCGCTACTGAAAATTTCCGCCGTCTGCTCCATCCACCGCGGTGTCAGCAGCGTCGATTGCCGCCTTGACGACGACGGCCTGGTGGATGATGGGCACATCCCCGGCGTAACCCTCCGTAGCCGACACCAACCTCTGGTAAAGGCTCGCGGCACTGGCGAGATTGATGGTGATCTCCTGCTTGTTGTACGGCAAGTCGAGCACACGCGCGAACCCACGCCGGTACTCGATGGCGTCTTTGGCAGATGGAGCCGACAACAGATGCGATGTGGTGCCGCCGAGCACACGCAGGTGCACACGGAAGGCACCACCCTCGGGAACGACATCTTCCACCTCTGCCATGCTCAGTTGCTCGACGATGCGCACCGCCTCGAATGGATCGACCTCCCCATCGGATTCCGTGCGGATCTTGGCGAGCAGCGCGGCATCCACGTCCTCGCCATTCGGCACCGTGGTCTCCGACACGCCTCGGCCGAGGTGTTTGATAATGACCTTCCGCCGTCGCTGGCGCTCCACCCATTCCGCATCCGATGGGAATCGTACTTTCACCGGTTTCACACCACCACCCGAGCGCAGTTGCAGCGTGATCGGGCGCGTTGCGTCGAACACAACATTTTTCTCTTCCATCGCAGTCCTCCTCGGAGTGTTACTGGCCGATTTCATCTACGCCGCACTTCGCCACCGCCGAGATCAGCCCATTGGTGTCGTCGTATAGCGGAGTGCACTCAACAGCTACTGTCACCAGGCCATCCGTCTCGCCCACCTCCGCCGAAGAAAACGCATTCTTCGGAAACGTGATCTCCAGCGAGTTGTTCGCATCGAACGACAAGCCCAGCACCGCAATACCAGTGGTCTGGTTCTTCAGCGTCGTCAGTTCCGTTGAGCCATTTGCAAATCGTGCGCTGAACTTCAAGGTGGCTTGGCGATTCCCACACTCCAACCGCCCGCGGATCGCGCCGGACGCGCCGTCGCCCGGCGTCTGGAACCCTGATCCAGGGAAGAACCCCGAGTCCATCCGGATGTTGTTCTTCCACCCGCACTCCACCGATACGATGTTCTTCGACGTCACATAGTCCGTCCCGTTGATCGACAACGTCAGCGACGCAGATGGCAGCAACTTCTCCGTTGTCGCCGCAGGCAGCACAACGCCGGAAGGTTCCGTGAGCTTTCCAGATCCGGCAAAGTTGATCGTGATCTTGCTATTTGCCCGCCCCGGTCCCGAGCCGATCGTAATGGTCCAGTCCTCCACCGCGCACCCCACAGCCATCCGATCCAGCACAGCGCTACCCCCAGGCCGCATCTGCTCGATGAAGCTGAAGTACGGCAGTTCGATCCCATCGGAAACGGGATTCAGCGGCGTGCAGGTGTAGGTGAAGTTCGGAGCGCTACCGCTCTTTACCACCTTGCCCAGTCCGAACGCCATCGCCCAAGCAGCGATCTCCGCGCTCAGATACTTTTCTATCGCGCCGCCGACATCCCATGACGTCTTGTAGACGGTGGTGGGAAACTCGTGGCCTTTACCGTATTCCTCGGCATCGGTTTCTGTGTTCAGTTTCGGATTTGCCGTGGAGGCATTCAGCTTGTTCAGCCGCCAGATCGCAGGCGCGGCATTTGCCGTCGCGATGTCGGTCTGCTTTCCCTTGCCAAACCCGATGAGGATCTCCTGCATTCTAGCCGTCGATGGCATCTTCGGTTTCCTCCTTCGCCTTCTGCTCCGGACACTGGCTCCAGCCCGCAACGAGCATCGGCACAATCACATCCGGCCTGGCCTCAACCTCAATGGGCTCTCCGCCATCGGGCGGCCTCATGGTCACTTTGTCCATCAGGCATCTCCAATCTCGGTGAACGTCACCGACACCTCGAAATAGTCGAGCCCTTCCGCATCTGTCGCGCGCTGGATCGCCGGAGCATCCATCGGGTAGCAGTCCGGATGAATCGTGTGCTGCATCATCGAAACGCCAGCACTCACCGGAATCCCTTTGGTAATGAGGCGAAACAGCCGGTTGTAAGCCGGTTTGTCCGACTCACCGGCGAACCGCGCACGCAGGTACAGCGTCAACTCGTGCTTCCATACATCATTGGTGCCGAACGTGCCCGGCCCCGTGCCCTTCCATGCCACCATCAGCCCAGGCGCCGGCATCTGATGCATCGCCATTGCAAGGCTCGATCGCTTCGGGTAGTGGTCATGGTAGGCAGAGATGCGCTCTGGCTCATCATCCATTTCCGCCACCAACTCGGGGATATCCCGAAGTGCCGCGACGAAGGCATCGACAATCTCGGAAGCATCGATCATCGACGCCCTCCACCAAGGAACCGCTCCAGTACAAGCCGCTTCGTGTTCTCAGTAAATACTCGCCGCGCGGCCTCCAGCACAGAGCCACGGTTCTTCGCCGAGAACACCAACCACGGCTCAATCTTCTGATTTGCCCAGGCCTTGATGCGATCCTTGCGCGTCGAGAGCCCCGCCGAGGCTTTCCGGTCACTCACCGTCCGCACAGCCAGATTCCGCAGCATGCTCCCGGTGAACGACAGATTGCGGCGATTGCTGAGCCCCAGCTTGCTCTTCTGAATGGCATACCGTTTCGTGAGCGGCTTTGCCGGCGAGTCATTCACGCCAAGCCCGGCCCCAAGCCGGTTCTTCACCGCCGCGACTCCGACAGTGCCGATCTTGAACATCTGGTTCTGCCGGAAGTTCAGCCGGTCCAACCGGATCTGCTTCTTGTGCCAGACGCGAACGCTACCCATATCATTCGACCCGCAACGCCAGAGTCACGCCGCCCTGCCCATCGGCCTCAATCCCGAACACCTTGTAGACTGCACTGGCAATCTCTACCTGATCGCCTCGCTGCGGTGCGGCCGGCAGGTCCGCCAAGCGTACAAAGAGCACGGCATAAACGCCAGGCGCAGCATCTTCCGTCTCCCGTGTCGCCTCCAGCACGCCACGAATCGAAGCCTGACCGCCCGTCTGCGGTCGATAGACAACATCGCTGCCGAACACACGCAGGCAGGCCTCGTTCATTCGTGCTGTGGACTCAGCGAAGCTCATCACCCGACGAAAGCGCCGTTCAGCCGCACACGCCCGGTGGCATCGCCATCCGCAGCCGTTCGCACGGCAACACCGATCAGCTTGTTCGTGCCCACGGTCTTCGTGATGCGCTTGTTGGTGTCGTCCCAGTAGATCAACGTGCCAGCGGTGAACCCGGAACTGGCACCGGTTTCGCGCGTCAGATCGAACACGCCGGCCACCTGGAACTCACCTTCGCCGCCATTGCCGTAGTCGTTGGCGGCCACACCAAAAATGGAGCCAACCAGCGCACCGCCACCGGAACTGACGGCGTAGGGTGACGTCAGAGTAAGAGTCTCGCCCTTCTGAATGTAGTTCTTCATCGCTCAATCTCCTTCAACTAACTCCCTGCGTTCTTCTGCATGCCGCGCCAGTCAATGGCTTTCGCCCCAAAGTCCATGCGAGCCTTGATCTCCACGCCGTCCACATCGAAGCCCTGCCGGGTCTCGATGTACACACCGTCCTGGCCTTCGAGATACGCATACTCGATGGTGTCGATTTGATCGGGCGAGGCGAACAGATACCATGCGCCAGTACTCGATGCATCCAGCCGTGGTTCGGCAATCGGCGTCAAAGCGCGGATGTATTCCGGCACGACATTCGCCGATTGAGCCGGCGCGAGGTTCGCCGCCACCAACTGGAATGCCGTCAACTGCAGAGCCACCGGTACTGCCAGATAGCGTGGCTGGATATTCAGCACCGTGGTTCCATCGAGGCCCTTCTGCTTCGCCATCGCAGCCATACCGCCGCCAAGGCCAGTAAGAGCCAGCGCAGTAGTGCCGCCTGTGTTCAGATTCGCGTGGGTCGTATGGAACAGCGCCACACCATCCCCCATGTTCGGGTTGCTGGTGATGATGCCCCATACCGTGTCACTTTCGAGCGTCGCTGCCGCCACACCGAATCCAGCAGGAATGCGCGTGAACGCGCTCAGGTCATCGTTGATGATCACCTGTCTTGTAATCGAGACAATCCGGCCATAGGTGGCCAGCTTGTAGGTCTCTTTTCCCTCGGCAATCGAGCCGTGCGTGAACTCGCCCTTCTCGTTCACCTTCTGCAGGCTGGGCGATTCTCCCAACTGCACCGCATTGATGTTCTTGAAGTCCGCCGCCGAACGCCTCCGCGAGAACGGCAAGAACGTGCGTGGATACGCAGTGTAGGCTTGGCGTAGCGTCTTGTTGGCCACATCGGCCAGGATGTTCGGGAAGTCCGAGGTCGAGAGCGCGAGCTTCGCGATGTCGCTACGCCCCATGCGCCGCGTGCGCGTGCCCGATGCCTCCAGGCATTCGCGAGCCAGATCGAGCAAGGTGAGCCCGGCCCAGTCCCGGCCCACGTCATCCTTCATCGGGAAGACCGCCGGATCGTAGCGATAGAGCAGTGCGGCGCCGATTCCAGTACGGCGCGTCTCAGCCTCATCCCGAGTCACTGTGGCAGCAGCACTGCGAATCGGCGTAGCGTCGCTGCGCTTTGCCAGTTCATCGAGCGCGACCTTCCGGAACTCCTCAATCGAAGTGCCAGTGCCGACGTGCTGCGAGACCAGCTTCTCGTCGAGGCCCACGGCGCGCCCGACCTTCTCCAGTTCCTGGATGCGTGTGCGTTCGGCCAAGGCTGCGGCCTGGCGCTCGGCATCCACATTGATTTCGAGACGGGCCTGTTCGCCCGCATCGGTGATGGTGGTTTCTTCCATCGGTTGCTCCTTTGGGCTAGGTGCCCGTCCAAATCGAAATCCCGCGCCCGGATCGGCACCGATGGGCACCAGGGAGATCTCCTCCGGTTCCCAATCGGTCACCAGCATATGGCGCAAACTGGCGCCCTTCGGCGTCACATCTTCCACTGCATGGATCGCTACGCCCATCGAGGCATTGCGCAGGATGCCGTCCTGCACGTCCTGCCAGATGGGGTCCACGTCATTGCGTTTCGAGAATCGCACCGTCGCCTTGCCGTGACCGTTCTCCACCCAGGACTTGGTGATCACGCCAATCACGTCATCGACGGTGAAGTCGCGGTGCGAGTTCAGCAGCGGTGCGGAGCCGCTCGCCATTCGGGTCATGCGAATGGCCTGTGGCTCCATGGAGAAGCGCATCTCGAAGGCACCGCGCCCGTCGTAACGGCGCACGGATGCCCCTGTGTACCAGGTCAGCGTCGCCGTGCGGTCGTCGTTGCCGGACGGCGACAAGGCTTCAAACTCGGCAGCCAGCCGTTCGCGGGTGATCTCTGCTGTCATTGCGTGAGTTCCTTCTGTTGAGTTCCGGTCTGGGTGACGCGCCGCGGATCGCAATCGAGGACGATTCCGAGTTTGTCGAGCACGGCATTGATCTCGGCAATCTGGCTCAACTGCGCGTCAGGGTCGTAGCCCTGCTCGGCAATCGCCTGGCGCAAGGTAAGCGTGCCGGTGCGCAGCCGGTTGAGAGTGGCCACGGAATCCTTGTACGGGTCCACGCTACCGAAGCCCGGCGGTGTCCATTCCGCAGGCACTGGCCCGGTTTCACGAATCGCACCAGCGGCATATGCAACGGTGGTGAACCGCTGCCACACGGGCGTGCAGAACATCGGAATGAACGTCAGCCAACGAAATCCCTCGATCCCGTTGCGGAAGCTTAGCAGACCTGCCCTGTAGCTTGAATAGTTCACGCGCGAGAGATCACCGGTGAGTTGCTCATAAGTCAACTGGAGCCCCGTAGCGATCTGCGCCTGCTTCGCCGCGATGAAGTCCCGGTAGCCAGCGGATGCCGACGGTGCCGCAAACGAAATCTCCTCGCCAGGTTTCAGATACTCGATCATTCCTGGCTCAAAGCTCTCCACGCGTTTGCCTGTAGCGGGGTCCGGAGTCGTTGGTGCGATGGACGGCCCTTCCGGTCCCTGCGGCTGCGTAACGAAGGCCGCAAAGCACGCCTCGATTTTCTTGCGCACCAACTCGGCTTCCTCGTATTCGTCCAAATCGCGTAGCGTCACGACCACCGGTGCGAGCCACGGAACACCACGCACCTGCCCAGGCCGGTCCTTTCGGTAGACATGTAGAACCTCGGACGCGGGCACGCGCACGGACTGCAATCCCATTCCACCCCGCACCCCCGTTTGCACGATGTCACCCGGGTGCTGGCCGAACATCCAGTAGTAGACACGTTGCCCGACGAGATCGAACTCAACGCCTTGAATGATGTAACCGGTGCTCGTCTTCTCCGTCTTCGTTTGATCAAGGAAGTCTGGCTCCAGCACCTGCAACTGCAGCGGGATCGCCAGTCCGTCTTTGGTTCGTCGTTGACGGAATCGCACCAGACATTCGCCACTTTCGAACACCGTGCGTGCGACCAATGCCTGGATGCCGAAGAAATCGAGTTGCCCGTCGGCATCGCATTCATCAATCCAATTCGTCCATGCCGAGTTGATTCCTCCGTCACGCTCCGCATCGCCACTCCGCGCCTGCACCGTGATGCCAGTTCCGATGGCGTTCCCGACCACCTCCGCAACCGCCCGCGACGCGTAAGCGTTGTTCCGAATCAGATCTCTGGACCGCTCGCGCAGCTTCGACAGCGCCATCCCGATCTCAGCGTTGGCCGAGTTCCCGGCAGTGACCCAGCCGCCTGTGCGACGATCAGCACGCGCGCCCTCATAGGCAAGCCGCACAATTTCCGCGGCACGCCGTGCGCGCATCCGGCGTAGGCCAGCCTCGGGCGATACCCACGTGATCGCTTCGTCGAGCCAGTTCATCCTTTTGACGTCTGTGCAAAGCTGAACCGATCGACCGCCGTTCCGCTCGCCACGCTCACTGCATCCTTCACCACCGCCCGCGCACGCAACAGTTCATCCATCGAACGGTATGTCACCGTGCGGTCGCCGAAACGCACGGTCAGCTCACCGCTGGCGATGGCGGCTTCAATCGCATCGAGTTGCTCTTGCGTCCAGGCCACCTACTGCCGCCTCCGCTTGAAGTAGAACGTCGCCCGAGTGCCGAACTCCCGGACCACTGAAACCAGTTCCCACCCTTGGACACCACGTTCGGCGAGAACCGCCGATGCTTCCGCCTCCGCCGTGATGACGAGGTATTCCCACCCGCCCTCAGCACTCGGCTGCTGACTTCTCACTTTCATCGCGACAACCAGTTCTTCCGCCGATCCCCCAGCCAGCGCGCTCGATCCGGGTCGTCATCCGGCACCGGCTGCGGGCGGGCGGTGGCGAGTATCCGGTCGGCCTCGTTGTCCAGCGACAGACCCATAGAGACGAGAGCGCGTAACGCGGCATAAGCATACACACGGGCGTCCAGCGCTTCCTGGCGAACCCCGGGCTTCGGCCGCCACTCCCGCTTCGGTTGGCCCTTGACGTACGTCGTGACCAGCACCTCCCCGAGCAACTGTTCGAAGTACGTTTCCGTCCGGTCCGAGGGAAAGTGCGAGTATCCGGGTGTGCCGAGCGTCGGATTCTTCAGCCGCCCATAGACGGTTTCCTTCGCCGTATCCGTTCCGACGATCCACGGTTTCTCGCCCCGGATGTTCTTCGATGTCGGTTTCCGCTGCCACACCGGAAGAGTCCCGCCCTTGCCCTTCACAGCGAAGATCCGCCGGTGATAGCGCGTCCGGCAGAACTCATATACCGCCTGCGACTCGTACCCCGAGTCAATCGCGCACGCGGCCACCGGCAACGAGACCCCCGTCTCATGTGGCCAGCGCCGTTCAAGGTACGTGTCCAATTCCTGCCACACTAGCGCCCCCGACGGATCGCCCGGCAGCACACGGTACTCGATGGACCAACTCTCCTCCCCGCGGCCCCAACCGACGAGTTCGATCTCCAGCCGGTCCTTCTGCACGTCCACACCAACCGTCAACACAACCGCGCCGAATGGCACCGCTGCACGATAGTGCTCGCGCCGCGCCATTACCGCAGCCTGATCCACCGCCGTCTCCGCCGCGTCATCCCAAGGCTCTGCGAGCACGGTATTCACGAACTCCCGCAGCGTCTCGATGGACTGCTTATCCACCAGGAACTTCTTCGCCAGCGCACCCCACTTGCGCCACGGGGAGTACAGCCCGTTGATCCAGAAACCGGCAACATCGGAGACCGCCGGGCGCGCGGCGCGCCACTCGCCGGCCTTCAGCATCTGGTGCTTTTGCCAATCCTCGATCTCCCGCGCGCAGTGCTCGCACCGATAGCGAGCCTGTTCGGGTTCCGTCTTCGGCCACACCAGGTTCTCCCAACGCAGCACCTGAAATCCGCTGCAATGCGGGCAAGGCACCCAGTAGCTCTGCTGATTCGAATTGAGCCATGCATGCTCGATGCGTGAAGCGCCCTTGGTGGTGGGCGTCGAGCACATCACCACTTTGCGATTCCAGAAGTTTGCCGTGCGCGTGATCGCCAGATTGACGGGGTCACCCTCACTCCCGGCGCTGGCTGGATATCGATCAACTTCGTCGAGCAGGCAGTAGCGAATCGACCGCATCGCCAGTCCTGCCGGCGAGTTCGCCGCGGCCAACGTGATACTGCCGCCGAGGAACTTCTTGTGGAGAATCGTATTGTTCGAATCCCGCGATCGCGAATCCGCTACTCTGCCGCCGAGCGACGGCGTGTCCCGCAGCATCGGTGCCAATCGGTCCTTCGAGAACGCCTCCGCATCCACTTCGCGCGGCTGTACGAGCAGTACAGGCCCTGGATCAAGCTCGATGATGTAACCAAGGTAATTTTCTAGACAACTCGATTTTCCTCCCTGAGCTGCCCACATCATCACAACCGTTTCGAAGGTGCTGTTCGGACCCATCGAGTCCATCACGGCACGCTGGTAGGGAGCCCGCTCCGTCCTCCACTCCCCCTTCTCCGCCGCTGACTCCGACGACAGCCGCCGGTTCTGATCCGCCCACTCGGACACCGTCAGATCAGGCGGAGGCGCCAGCACCTCGGCTGCCAGGATCTGGATCTCCTCAACGCGCATACTGCACTTCCGACCTCAGGTCGTTGATCAACACCCGAGCCTCGCGGAGAATCGCCTCCCGCACCTGGCGCTCTTCCGTCAACGCAGCCACCTCAGGGGCCAACCGGTTCGGCCACGCTAGGATCCGATCCACGATCAGCCGCAGGATCGTGGACCAGCGCTGCTTCACAATCTCCGCCTCCACCAACTTGCCGGTGCGTAGGTCGAACTCCATCTTCCGCAGCTTCGCCTTGAACACCATGTCAGCCGTCTTGGCCTGAGCAAACGTCGTTCCCGCCGGCGCAACATCAGCGTGGGCGGCAGCCACTCGTTCGGATACCGGCTCGGGGCGATCGTCCAGCACGGCATCCGATGCGCCCACATCCACCTTGCCGCCGCGCAACACCAGCACCCCGGCCTTCGCCAGGCGGCTGATGTACTGGCGGCTCTTGCCGCGGTGGCGCGCGTACTCGGCCTGCGTCATCAACTTATCCGACATTCACGCCCCGATCTGTTTGAAACATCGAGAGATTCAGTTGTTCGATTCTGCTTGCTTCTTCACCGGAACGAAGTGATGAATGGGTTCGCGATGAGGAACACCAAATCACAAGCCACCAAGCAAAGCGCAGCAGCCTGCTACGCCGAGCGTCACGCCGAAGCCCAAGACCTGCTGAAGCGCATCGCCACGCGCCTGGCCGACCACCAGAAACGCCAGGCCGCCGAGCCAGCCGACTGGGGATATGCCGGCGACATGGGCCGGATCACCGAGCAACTAGCCTACGTCCTGGCCAGCCTCGGCGACAGCAGCGCGGTGGAAGCCAAGGGGCTGGAGTACTGACCATGACCCGCGACGAACTGATCACCTGGGCCACACGCAACGGCTGGAAACTTGACCGCTGGGGCCACCTGAAGAAGGAGTTCGACAACGGCACGCACCGCATCAAGCTGAGCCGCATCGCCGCTCGACACGAAATCTCGACGCCGTTTGGCTGGGCACGCGTAGCCAGCGGCTATCTCAAAAACCTGACCATCAACCCGGGCGACAAGCTCGCCGGCATGAATCGCTGAACAAGGAAAACCACTATGACCACATTTGTGATCGACACTGACAACAACATCACGGCCTTCGCCGAGCGCGAGGACGCACTGCAACACCGCGCCGGATCGACCGAAGGGACCTTCGTCACGGAGAAGGAACTCACCAAGCTGACCAGCCAGTGGCCCATCGGGCGCTTCGTAGACCTTTGGAACAGCTTCGCCGGTGCACCGCCCTTCGGCGACCTGAAGCCGGTGAAGAAGTTCACGGACCGCAAGACGGCAGTGAGCCGGATCTGGCGGGCGGTCCAAGCCCTGACGCCCACTCCCGCGCAACCGGTGGCCAACGTCGCAGCGGGTGAAGCCACCGCGACCGAGGACTCCACCACTGCCAGCAGCGCGCCGAAAACGCGCGAAGGGAGCAAGAAGGCCATCGTGCTCGACATGCTGCGCCGCCCCGAAGGCGCCACACTCGCCGACATCCAATCCGCCACGGGCTGGCAGGCGCACAGCGTGCGCGGCTTCATCTCCGGCAGCCTCGGCAAGAAGATGGGGCTTACCGTGGAATCCACGCGCGGCGAAGACGGATCGCGCCGTTACCGCCTCCAATAACCCCGTGCTGCAATAAGGAGCCGTCAGCCTCCGGGTTGGCGGCTCTTGCTCGTTCATGGGCGCGTGATTTCGCACGATAGATGACAAGAACTTGCCGAAGCGATGAGCCTTCGTCGTTCTGCCCGGTTCGGTGAACGTAATTTCAAGCGGTTCCGATGGAACAGAAAATGCATGCGGTGTGGGCATGGAACCATTGGTAGCCTTCCCGAAGCCTGAGACTACTACCAAACCGGCCAATCCCCAGGGCACGGTACGCGTGCGCCTGGACACCGGTCCGGAACCACTGTCGTTTGAAAACATGCTGAGCAGGTTTCAGCAGCTTGAGTTGAAAGATCCAACCAGCTTCCAGCACGTCACATCGCGGATCGCCACAAATCGACAAAGTGGCATCATACCGAAGTGACCGAGAACGACTGAACTACCCGCCGCCGGAATCAAGCGCCGGCGGCGTTTCTCCCGCGGATCTCTTCCACGATGACATCCAGGCGCTGATGAACGTTCTCTTCGCGTAAAGCGCACTCGGCCGCGCGAACATATGTGCCGTTGATCCTTGAAATCACCCGGTTTTCCATCTCGGCGATCTCCTTCCGGACCTCCGCCAGCAGCGCGCGGCTTTGCAGGCCGACGTACGCCCCGATAAGCCCGGAAACCAAGCCGGTAAGCGCGATCAGGATCTCAAGAGGGATCTGCATCTTTGCTTTCGGAATGGTTGGAACGTTCCGAGGCTGAGGTCAGTGAGTGCGTCATGAGCCGCAATTCAGCACGCTTGAAAAGCACGTCAATCGCGGCGGTCATTTCCTTGACGTGCATCGCCCGTTGAGTCCTCACAAAGTCCGCAATCGCATCAATTGCAGCTTTGATGAGAAGGATTACTAACATGATGAAGGCTCCGAGGCCGAAGCTCTGCAGGAGCATTGAAGTTACGCCTCCCATTCGACTCTCCTTTCCTACGAACAGCGCTGATCAACGTTGCGAGTGATTCTCAATTCATCGAATGCCGATCGCCCACCGTCGAGCTTGGCCTGCTGTCCGCTAAACTCCTGCCAACGCTGGACAATCACATCGCAGTAACGCGGCTCCAACTCGATCAGCCGCGCATGGCGGCCGGACTTCTCACAGGCGATGAGCGTCGAGCCTGAGCCCCCAAACGGATCGAGCACCGTATCGCGGCTCTTGCTGCTGTTCCGAATCGCACGCTCAACCAGTTCCACCGGCTTCATCGTCGGATGGAGATCATTGACGACGGGCTTCTTCACGAACCACACATCGCCCTGGTCACGAGCACCGCACCAGAAATGGTCGGTGCCCTCCTTCCACCCGTACAGAATCGGCTCATACTGCCGCTGGTAGTCAGAGCGGCCCATCGTGAAGGCATTCTTCGCCCAAATCACGAACGTGGACCAATGCCCGCCCGCATCGACGAAGGCCTTGTACAGCGTGTGCAACTCAGACGATGACATGCAGATGTAAACGGCACCCTTGGTCACCGCGAGGATATTCGTGCATGCGTCGCGAAGGAACTGCTCGAAGCCGTCGCCCAGATTGTCGTTGGCGATCTTGCGTTTCTTGCCGCGCAGCTTGTCCTTCATCGTTGCCCCGTAGTTGACGTTGTAGGGCGGATCTGTGAACGCCATATCGGCCAACCCGCCATCGAGCACTTTTTCAACGGCCTCAATCTGCGTGGCATCGCCGCACAGCAGACGGTGCTCGCCCAGTAGCCACACATCGCCGGGAACCGTTACCGCCGATTCCGGTGTTTCCGGTACGGCATCGTCGTCCGTGTTGCCGGCGTTCTCCGTCTCGGGCTCCGCAAGCAGAGCCTCCAACTCATCCACTTCGAAACCGAGCAGATCGAGGTTGAACTCGTCTTCGCGCAATGCATCGAGTTCCACCCGCAACATCTCTTCATCCCACCCGGCATTCAACGCCAGCCGGTTGTCCGCGATCACCAACGCACGACGCTGCGATTCGCTGAGGTGCCCGAGCATGATAATCGGCACCTCGGCCATCCCCAGCTTTCTTGCCGCCAGCAGGCGGGCGTGCCCTGCTATGATGACGCCGTCACTGCCTAGCAAAATCGGGTTCGTCCAACCGAATTCCGCAATCGAAGCAGCAATCTGCGCAATCTGCTCCGGACTGTGGATGCGGGCATTCCGAGCGTACGGAATCAGGCGCTCTACAGGCCAGCGCTCCACCTGGATGTCAATTGTCATTTCTTGTGGCTCTGGCGTGCCGTCACACCGCGCTCTGCGGACACAGCAGCAAACGTACGGCCAGACTCCGCCAGGACTGGCGCCTTGGCGGTGAGTGCCGCCAATCGGAGCAGAATCACATCGCAATAGGCCGGACTGATTTCTGTGCCCACGCCCACGCGATTCAACATATGGGCGGCGGCGATGGTTGTGCCGCTGCCGAGAAACGGATCGTACACGATGTCCCCTGCGTCGCTGAACGCCTTGATGAAGAACTCCGGGATCGCACGCGGAAACGGAGCCGAGTGGTTCCCTTGGCTTGACTCCGACTTCGCCTCGATAACGTTGGACGGACGCGCAATGCCGGCGATTCTCCCGTCATCGTCCCGGCTGCCGGATTTCCCCGCAGCCGCGCCACGCGCGCCGGTACCGAGCAATCCACTTCCCGATGTAGATTTCGGATTGTCCGGGGAATATTCAAAGCAATCGTCCGATCGATGTCCAACTGCGAAGGGATGGAACTTGATGGTCTCGCCGCGGCTATAGTGCGCGATCGGCTCCCACGCATTCTTGAATCTGTTGTTCCAGCCACCAGGCACGCCATTGTCGGTCTTGCGCCAACAAAATTCGTCGATGAAACGCCAGCCCCACTGCCGAACGTGCGCGATGAACAATTCCTTCACATACAGATGGCGCTGCCCGCCCTCGGCGTGCTCCTTGATATTGAGCAGGTACGAGCCGTCAGGCGCAATGACCGAAGCGATGGAGGCTGCCACGGTGCGATACCAATCCACGTATTCGTCCGGTGGTACCGGCTGAAACCCACTCGACGGATCGTACTCCCGCTGCGTCGCGTAGGGTGGTGAAGTGACAACCACGTTGGCCTTCTTGCCATCGAACAGTTTGGACACCGCTGCCACATCCCGGCAATCACCACAGAGGATGCCATGAGGGCCTACGAGCCACAGATCACCGGGCCTCGTAACAGGCTCAGCCGGAGCCTCCGGGATTTCGGCCTCGTCAACCTCCGACGCGGGGGCGTCGTCTTCCAATCCCGCCAGCAATGCAGCAACGGCTGCCTCGTCGAATCCGGTAAGCGCGGTGTCGAGCCCAGCGTCGCCGAGTTCCTTCAACTCAGCCGCAAGCAGTTGATCGTCCCATCCGGCGAGTTCACTGAGCCGGTTGTCCGCGATTAGGAAGGCCCGACGAGCCGTCTCGTCGAGGTGGTCGAGGACAATGACGGGCAACTCCGCCATCCCGAGCTTCTGGGCTGCCAGGAGCCGCCCGTGGCCCGCAATCACGCCGGCCGCAGAATCGACCAAGACCGGATTGTTGAAGCCGAACTGAGCGATCGATCCTGCAATCTGCCCGACCTGCGCCGGCGAGTGCGTCCGTGGATTCCGGGCATAAGGCACAAGCCGCTCCACCGGCCAGATCTCAATCCGCTGTGCCAAACTGGGTGTCAACCGTGTCAACTTCTGTCAACCATTTTTTCGAGCGATTCGCTGCGGACAGCGTGCAATAAATCCACCGTCAGAAAACCTCGGCCCGGAAGGACCCAATGGAGATCGAATTGCTACGCGTCGATCGATCACGCCGCTTCGGCTCGATACCGCACCTCGTAGAGTTCTACTACGCGTGCGCGATGCTCCGGAGCAACGCGCTCAATCCATTCGGGGTAGCTCAACGTCGCCTTGCGGGCATTGCAGTCGGGGCACACGATCACAATATTGCGCACAGTATGCTCTCCACCTAGCACGAGTGGGATCATATGATCGGTCTGTTTCCTGGTTAGCATCTCGTCACAGTAGGCGCAATGAGTAGAGTTTTGCTTAAGCTGGGCGATTGCCTGGTCCGTGGCCGTGCCGTCTGAGCCTTCAGCTATTCGTTCCCTGCGAGTCAAATGATAGGCCGCGACTCGATCCGGATGTGCCAACTTGTATGCGCGGGTCCGGGTAACTTCATGCTCACGCCTTCGCCGATAGCGATTGCGCCAGTTCGCCTTCTCCTGCTCGCGATACTCCGGGTCGTGCCAGTACAATTCGACCGTTGAGATTCGAAACTGCTTCATCCATGTGGTGGCCCACCCCTCGCGAATCTTGTCCGCCAGCAACTCCACCGCTTTCATACGACCTCGAAAGTTACGGTCGGACTGAGTGACGTAAGGCGCGATCGGGAGGCCTTGTTGATGTGCGCTTACCTCGCGTTGCATGCGCTTGTACTCAGGTGTGTTTCCCCAGCATGTGTAGCCTTCGGCCTTGGCCTTTGCTGTTCGTTGACGTTTCACTTGGGATTGGGCTTCGCAAACAGGGCACAGGACTTTGAGCCGCCCATTGCGAGCGTAGCGCCCCCACCCTTCGGTAGAGTTCGTGGCTCCACAGCACTTGCAGCGTGGCATACGTGATGCAGACAGATCAAACGGAAAGTCAGAAAGTGCACCGTTCAACGGGCTTGCTGCGCTGGCATTGCCCCTGTCCACCGATGGCTACTTCACTGCTGCGGCACTCGGCACACATCGAGGATCTCCATGCCGTCGCGGCATCTGGGATCTGACGAATACGCCGCGCACCTTGGCGACGTGCCGGGCACCAATCTGCTTCCTGCGGCGTTTCATGACATCAGGCAATCGTTGACGACCTGCAGGAAGATGCCCTGCATTGTGAATGGCACGCCGTCCTCGTTGTGGCTATCAATCCTGCTTAGCCTCGGTACCGGCCACGTTCCGGCGTCTCGATGAAGAAGATCCAGCCTGCGGCGTCGCTCGCCAGGGCGGGGCAGCCGATGAACCCTCGGGAATGGCCAGCCGTTCCAGCCTGGCAGCAGTCCCCGTTCTTTCGCGATGTGCTTGCCGCCGCGATTGCCTTGACGTTTCACTGTTTCGTTCCTGTTCTCGGAGGACGCTGGTTACAGCGCCGTGAAATCCAAATGTTCTCTTCCACCGCGATAAGCGACGCACCGTGGTCCATCGAACGCAAGGACCTGGTGCCCGCTCGCCAACCGTTCACGGTGGATGGTCTTGTTCGCCGCCGCCATCGGAGTGAACTGCCCATTGATTCGCAGCGATTCCAGTTGCTCGATTGGCATGTTCAGCCGCAGATGCCGAATGCGCTTCCAAGAGCCGATTCCGATCACAGCCTCGGCCTCAATGAGTCCAAGTAGCCCGGCCCTATCCTCTACGCGAACTACCCGGTTTCCCCGTTCCTCCAGGATCTCGACCGGGAAGGGAAGCGTGTCGAGATATGCGGTGAGCTTGTGGGAAGGTATGATCATGCCGGCCTCAGACACACGGGTGCCATCATCTGGCCCATTCTCACCAGCGCGCCTTTGGGTGGAGGCTGCTTTTTTGGCGTCGATTTACTCGACCGCTGGCTAACGTTCGACACTTTGGGAAGTGTGCGGCAGGTGGCATCCGAAGGCTGCCTCAGGTGAGCGCCGGTCGATCGGACTGTTCCCTCTGTTTACCTATACCCGGTGTGAACACCAAATGTGCACAGCGTGCTGAATATTTTTCCAGCCAAGCCTGTGGAATCGATGCGACCCGCGAATGGGTGTAAACGCCGTGAACGGTGCAACAGCATAAACGCCGTAAACACCGTAAACGAACACAACAGCGTCACTATGTGTCACCGTAAACAGCGTCGTAAGTCTCTGATTCTTCATTCTTTCTCTTTCTCTCGTTTACGCTGTTTACGTTTACGAGAGAGAGAGCTATATACTACTACTGCTACTGAGTACATAGCCCCCGTTCGAAATACGCAATACCAGATTATCTTTGTGCAGGCGGTGGATGAGGCTGCGGATCGTATTCGCGTTCTTGCGAAGCATCAGCGCGATCCTCGCTGGTTTGAGCGGTGCTTCATGCCGCAATAGCTCCAGAATCTCCTCGCGCTCGGCGCTGAGAGCCACATCCGTGCCGTCGCCGGTAAAGTGCCAGCCGAACGGCGTATCGTTGTGGAACTGCAGTCCAAAGCTACGCTCCTCCACCTCGCGTCCAACAACATCGAGAATAGCCTCGTGTCCTGGCCTGCGCCGGAGGTGCCAAAGGGCATCAACTGCCGCACTGATCCCGCCAGTTCCCGCTACAGCTTCAACGGGTCCATCGGAAACTCCCTTGCGGGTGTGGTGGATGAGCAGGCCGCAAAGGCTCGTCTCCGCGCAGATCTTGCGAAGACGTGTTATCTCCTCGTACTGACCGCGGAACACGTCGTTGCCGCGTTTTGACGCTTTCACTAACGCGGTCAGCGTGTCAATGACGACGACCCTCGGTTTGTGCTGACGGATCAACTCATCGAGTTGTTCCGCTCCCCCACCCATGAGTGGAAGCAGTTCGTAGACGAAGTGAAGTTGCTTCAGCCAATCGCCTGGCGGTGCCAACTTCCGCATGCGATTTGCCGTGCGAGCCGCTGGCTCTTCGAGGGCAGCAAAAAGCACGCGGCCATTCTGTTCGCATTCAATGCCGTCAATCTCCCGGCCGCCGGCGATCGCAATGGCCAGTTGAAGGGCGAGCCATGACTTACCGTCTTTGGGCTTCGCAATGAGCATTGTAAGGCCATCGTAGAGGAGTCCCTCAACAAGGGGTTGCGGCGCCTCGATCTCACTGTTGTAGAGGTCCGCCGCACTGTGGACGCGGGGAAGTTGAATATGCGGTGCCGCATCCGTCTCACGGTCCAGCTTGCCCTCATCCCTGAGTCTTTGCTCGGCGGCGGCAAGATCCTCGTCCGTACGAACGTCAAATCGCATGTTCCGCCTCCACTAAATGGATCAATTCCACCTCGGAGTGGCCCGTGTCGAACCACTCGGCCACATCCTTGGCGCCCTCAAGTTCGAGGATCCTGACAAAAGCCGCCTGGCCGAGCAACGCTCGGGCAATGCGGAGCACACGCCGCCGCCCAGGAGGGTCGTTGTCCGGGAGTAGAATTACTTCTCGCCCCCTTAGTGGGGCGGTGTATTCTGGCAGCCATGCGGCTTCGGCGCCACCGGCATTGGTTGTTGCGACGAATCCGTATTCGCGGAGGCGATCGGCATCTTTCTCGCCTTCCGTGACAAAAACGATCGGCGCCTCCAGAACTTCCGGCAGCCTATAGAGCACACGTCTGACGTTGCCGTATCCCCAGCGCCAGCCGCCGCGGCCGTCGGGGCGTCGAGGGCGGAAGGTCTTGGGAGAAAATCTGCAAACCTGATAGAGCAGTTGCCGTCGCTCGTCCGTGTAGTCGTAGGTCTCAACCAGCGTGCCCCAATCCGTAGGGTAGTCAGATGTGTGTGCGGGGAGTTCCCAAAGACCTTGGGCGCGCAGGACAGAGAGAACGTTCTCCTGAGGACAGCCAGCATGGCAATGGACGAGGAGTTTTCCTTCGCGAATGGTCAGACTTAACGACGGATTGTTATCGTTGTGGGCAGGGCAGCAGGCCATCCAACTGGTTCCGGATTTCCGCGCACGAAGAGCAGCGACGAGCCCCTGGAGTGTCGATTCAGCGTGGCTGATCGTAGTCACGCACCCCTCCCGATCCGGACTGCCGCTTGCCGTGGGCCAAGCCCGGCTTCAACAAGCGCAGCGCGCAGTTGCCGAACCATCTGATAAACGCGTGAACGTGATTTCCTTGTTGCTGCGCAGATTTCTGTGATGTCTGAATCAGGCAGCATCCGTGCCACCTGTTGCAGTTGTTCCGGAAGAGAACTCAGTACTCGACGAACCTCGAGAGTGGTGTCCCACTGCGCCGCGATGTCGTGCACGGCGATCCTCTCCAGCGGGTCTTCCGACGGATCGGAATCGAGCATGTCGCCGACGATTACTTCGTGGCGGGCGCGCCGGCGGTGGCGGTTGAGAATGACGCTGGCCTCGTTGCGCATCAGCCCCCGAACGAATCCATCCCATGCGCCGCGGGTGTCGTCGAACCTATGAGCGCGTCTGACAAAGTCCAATCTCAGATCCTGCGCGATGTCCTCCCAATCCCGCAACGGGAGGCCCGCGGTTGCGACGAGCAATTTGGCTCGGATCGCCGCGTGCTCGATGGTGATCTGAACCTGCTCCGTTGTCACGACCGCACCTCTTGGTGGCCCATTTCGATAAGCACTCGTCGCGGGATTCCCGCCCGAACCTCAATCTTCTGGAGGCGCCCGGTGACAGTGTTGTCCAGCAGCGCCATAAGTCTGCGCACTTCTTCGCAAAGGGCGAAGTCGGCAAGTTCCAGTTCCGGGCGTTCAGCATCGTCCATATCGAGGCGGACGTCCCGGATCAACGTTGGGGCGGGAGTGAAGATTGGGTCGCCGTCACGGTAGTGAAGATCCAGGATCTGGCCGTGGCCAATCGCCTGAAAAAGCCTCACCATGGTCACGCGTGCGCTGGAAACTTGCGACAAACGCTGTGACGGCGTGGGCATCAGGGGGTACATCAGCCGCCTCATGAGCACACCTCTGGGCCCTGACGAACGCCGTGTTGGGCAAGCCACCGTCGGAGATCGCCTCTACGGTAGAACACTCGGTTCGAAACGCGCAGGAAGGGTGGGCCACCACCGTGCAGGCGCTTTCGGCGGTACCAGGCAAGGGACATCGGTAGTACCTCTTCGCGGGCCTGCGCCTCGGTCAGCAAATCTTCATCGTCTATTTGGGATCGGATTGCTTGACTTGTCATCTACTCGTCTCCGTGTCGAACTGTTGATAAATCAACAATGAAGCGGAGAATGAGGAGAGATCAGGAGAAAAACAGGAGATTACGCACGACGGGAGCGCGTTGGAACACGATCCCACTTTTCCCTTGGGCAGCCGAGCTTCTTAAGGGTCTCGATGAGGGTGGACTCGCCGTATCTGTTTGTGTCACTGTTCACCATGCCACGTAGCGCCGTCGAGCTAACCCCAAGGTGCCTTGACAATGCGGCCATCCCATCCAGTTCCTTGCGCTCAACCGCCGCTTTGAGTATCCCGCGGCGATGACGTTTCAGTGCACTTGATGGTCCTTTTGGTGGCGAAGTCACCCGTTGCGGTCGCCCGTCGCCATACAGGTCTTGGACATAGCCCAAGTCGCTATGGAGTGTGGCCCCATGCGCGTTGACAACGCGTTCAATGCTCACCAGCTTTAGTTTCCTGTGGTCATTCAACTCCACCGAGGGAAATGGGACTAATAGCAACGCCGTGACCTGCCCGTACTCCGTTCGGATCTCTTTGGCTGCGATATGGGCGTTCTCCGGGGAGATTGCGCCTAAGAAGAAATATGGCGTGCTGCTAGCGACACGCTTCTGTCCTAAGAACCATACCCGATGCGAAGGCAACGGCCGGACACATCCGTCAAGCGTCAACGATTCTGCTGCCAGGTTCGCAAGGCGTCGAATGTCCGCGCGCCATCGCTGCAGGCGAATAGGATCGATGCTAACAGGGGCGCTACCTGGGCATGGGATGAAAGGTCTCCCGCCGCCTTCGGGCCAAAGAACTTCCTCCCAATGGGCTTGATCGCAGTGTTGGCAGAGCACGGATGTAGAGGGCGCGGTTGGTGTCAAGAGGCCAGCCGCCACGAGTGCATCAAACTCCCCGGCTCCCCATGATGAAACCTCGTCATAATCAAAATCGGGATCAGCGGACGCTAGCCGCCTTAGATAGACCTGCCACGCGCTTTCCATCTGTTTCGACCTTCCAAGATCTCAAGTATCTACGTAGCACGGCGTCCCTCCCTTCGTGCCCCAAGGTACACCACCGAGGAGTTGAGATCCTGAAGATGATCTCCTCTACCGGTTGTCCTGGCGGCGTGAACACCGCCTGCAATTCAACGGCAATGATCTTCGCCCGAGACAATTCCGAAAGGCCGTCCTGCAGTTTTGCCTCTATTAATGCGTAGATGTTGTCTCTCGCATCTCTCCTGTTCACCTCGAACAGCGCACGATGATGATGGCTTTCGGGGAACTCAACTTTCATTTGGACCACCCGAGGAGGGCGTAAATTGTCAGCGGGATCAATTGCCAGATTCAGGTTCGGACTCTTGAACAGGCTTAAGTCATACGTTTGCTGCTGGAACTTGATGGGCGGCTCACAATGCAGCACAGATCGAGCGAACCCATTGAACAAGCCGTCATGCTTGTCTGCTCCCCCCTTGGCAAGGAGGGAAAGCGTGCCAGCATTCTTGTCTAGGTAGAAGAAAATGTGGAATGGAGGTTGAATGGACACACTTGTCAACTCGCCGTCGGGTAGGTAGCTGTCAACCTCGTCAACGTAATCGGAAGGGTATGCGTGAACCACGAGAATACCGTCCGCCACATGATGATCAAGGCGGCAGTTCTTCGCTCGATCCTCGTCCCCGTATAAACGTTTGATCTCTGCGACCAGCCCATTTGCGTGAGTCTCAGTTAATGCCTCGAAATCTCCTTGTACATCTACGATCCGAGTTTCGCTTGACGACTTGGGAAGGGAGTATGTGAACGCGTGAACGCGAACACTATCAAAGAGGCTCCTGTGATTGAGGAAGCACCAAAAAGCTCGTTCGTAAGCGTTCTTGAGTTTGCTAAACGGCTCTCTGATGCACAGGCTTTTGTCTGAAGCAGCTGCGACCAGCACCGCTGTTCCGCTACCATTGGCCAGCGCGTGAATCTGCCCAAGTACACGTCCAAGCCCTCTCCGTTGGGGTGCATCTATTTCCCGTAATCGGGCCAGGATATTTTCGATGTCCTGCTCGGCTTTGCCACACCATTTGAAGTCCATGAATGGAGGCACAGTCGAGAAAAACTGCTGCAGCAGACCAGGAGATACTTTCTGGAGGCAAGTCCGGATGTCGTAAGGTTGAGACAAAACAACTCTCTTCCCCGCGGGGGCTTGAGGCTGAATTGCCGTCACTGTTGGCAGTTTGGCGGTCAATTCGCTTGTCCGGTGTTATGCGGAAGCCTACGCGAGCAACCCGCGCACAAGTAATAGCGGTGTACCGATCTTCGCCTCATGATAGCCGCAGCAAAGTTTCAAAAATGTAACGGTTTTGTTACAATCTGGTTTATCGAAAGATGATTGGCATATTTCCGCCAAACTGCGAGGAACCTGAAACGAATTGGCATCGGATGGACTTGCCGGTTACTCGCCTTCTTAACCGCAATGTGGACCAGTGCGCAGTCGATTCCACTCAGCCCGCTGCACTTTCCACGATTGCTCGTTGGCCACTTGGCGCAGAAGAGACTCGCTAATCGGAAATCTGCCCATGGGCGTCGGCGGCAAGTACAAAATCTCGGTCTGAATATCCGGCGCGAGCCACACGAGTTTCATGATCTGGCTCAGCCGCTCGCGAGTGACGCCGCGCAGACGTGCGGCATCGGCATAGTCCTTGGCCTCGCCACGCCGGATCATGTCCTGGAACGATAGTGCGAGTGCCAGAACCTGGGTCACGCGTGGCAGGCGCCCATGCGATTGCCCGGCTGGAGGGGCCTCCTGCAAATCGTCCTGGACGCGCGCAGCGTGATACAACTGAAACTGGATCTCAATTCCCGTGTCTTCCATGGTTGTTCTCCTTCGTCGTTGGTGTTTCTGCACCGCAAAGCTGCTTTACGGCGTTTGAACGGAACGCCACCGTTACCGCTCCAGACCGGCCGTCATACCGCACTTCGCTTACCAATTTCCTAATGAACTGCTCCTTCTCCCACATGTTCATGTGCTCCCAAAGAGGCTCGAAGCTTTCCAGCGCTGGCTTCAAGGCACCGCGATCGACAGACTGCTCTCGCTGCGAATCCAATTCACTGGAAACACTCGCCAACTCGCGATCCAGGTCTGCCGCCTGCTGATGCAGTTCGGCGAGCCGCTCGGCAGCGTGCTTCGCGCCCGGTCCGCGGCTGCTGGCGACGGGGCTTGCCGCCGCAATTTCCTTCTCCACTTTGGAGCGCCGGGCCGACAACTCCGCCTTCCGCTCGGTCAGAGTCTTCGCTGCCTCGCGGTGTTGTTGTGCCAACTGCTCAACCACCTCGGACAGCATTGCTGGGTTGCGCGCGATGCCTCGCAACTGGCCAACAACGGCAGCTTCCAGATCCGGCGCGGGAACAGAGCGGGTTTCGCACTTGTTCCATCCGCGTTGATGGGCATTGATGCAGACGTAGTACCGATACAGCTTGTTGCCGCTCTTCTGCACGTAGGTGTGCGTCATGCCGACGTTGCAACTTCCGCAGCGCACGAGCCCCTTAAGCAGTGCGCCGTACTTGTTCCGAACATTTCTGCCGCCACGGCGTCCATTCCGGTTCAACTGTTCCTGCACGGCATTCCACGTTTCATCATCAACGATGCGTTCGTGCTCGCCCTGGTAGATCTGACCCTCGTAGGCCACTTTTCCGCAGTAGACGACGTTGGTCAGGAGATTGTGCAGTTTCGTCTTGTTGAAGGCCGCGCCGCCTATGCGACGGCCCTCTCGCGTGGTCCATTCCTTCATTCGCCAACCGCGTTGCTCCAGTTCCTGGACAACGGGGATGAGCGAGCCGAGGGTAAGGTACATCCTGAAGATCTCGCGTACGCGGTCTGCTTCGGTGGCGTTCACCAGCAGCGCGCCACCTTGTGGTGCCAGGTCGTAGCCCAATACGATGCCGCCGCCGACCCATTTCCCCTTCCGTCGCGCGGCGCTCATTTTGTCGCGGGTGCGTTCGGAGATCATCTCCCTTTCGAATTGGGCAAACGAGAGAAGGATGTTCAGCGTCAGCCGCCCAAGGGAACTGGTCGTATTGAATTGCTGGGTGACGGACACGAATGTTGCGCCGTGCCGGTCGAAGATTTCCATGATCCTGGAGAAATCCAGCAGCGAGCGCGTCAATCGATCAACCTTGTAGACAACGACGCAATTCACGACGCCTTTCTCGATATCAGCCAGGAGGCGTTTCAATGCGGGGCGGTCCATGCTGGCGCCGGTGAAGCCGCCGTCGTCGTAGTGCTCTGGCAGGACGGACCACCCTTCCCCACGTTGGCTCGTGATGAACGACTCCGCGGCCTCACGTTGCGCGTCGAGGGTGTTGAAATCCTGATCGAGCCCCTCGTCGGTTGATTTACGAGTATAGATGGCGCATCGTAGCTGCTTAGCTGGTGTGCCGTTTCCGTTGGGTTGTTTTCGGTTCTCAGCGGCCACGCTTGCCCTCCTTTGTCAGGCCGAAAAATGCGAAGCCATTCCAGCGGCTGCCAGTGATTTCGTTGGCGATGGTGCTGAGTGATGTGAAACGTCGCCCATCAAATTCGAATCCATCGTCAAGCACGGTGACCACTATCGTCTTGCCCTTGTACTCCTTGACGATCAGGCATCCGGGCATCGGGAGCCGCGAGTCATGCGTGGGAATGATCGCGGTACTTGTGGCCTTGCCTGCGGCCGAACTTACGCGGCTGTTGGCGCGCAGCGTAACGTCACGCGCTATGGCCAAGGCATGCTGGCGCGCTGATTCCGGCAGCCCTCCTTCAGCTTCGGCCTGCAGATGCCATGCGATCTTGCGCCGCAGGAATTCCGGATTCGGCATCGTGTGATCGCGGCCAAACAGCTCACGGTGAATTTTGCGCAACTCCGAGATCCCTAGGGTGGCCAGGCGTTCGATGCGCGTCGCCAGCTTTAGATGGTCTTTGGGGTGTTTTCTCATGGTGTCAACCACCTTCATGAACCCTCTGTTTCTGGCAGTTGGCAAGTTCTTTGTTGACGGTGGTGGCCGGCATGCGCCGCACGCGGCTGTAGCGGGTGAACGCGGCGGCAAAGAGTGCCGCGATCTCCTTGAGTACATCGTTCGCGAGAGGATCGTTGACGTGCACTGACATCTCCTTTGCGAACAGAAGCCAAGGGGGTGGGCGCGGAGGACTAGGCATACCGCCGAATTCGACTTGGACGCACGGAACTGATCTCCGGCACCCACATCGAGTTCCGTTTGGCGGCCTGCCCGCTGTCTGGTGTATGAGGGCGATTTCTCACCCCTGTCAACTAATACTCGGCGAGAGTTGGAAATGTGCAGGCGAGATTCGCACTTGAGATCAAAAGGCGCTCACGTGGTCGTTGTCGGAATCTTGGCCGGTGTAATCGCCCGTTGGTAATCTGCTGCAGCAGGTCGGGCGCCGCACACTGCTGCGGTGCGCCCAGGGCCTGATCAGGTCTGTTTGCTATTAGCGTAGTTGCAGAAGGGCGCGGCATCGCAGATTCCACATCGAGGATTGTCTTTAAGGCAAATCCCCTGCTGCATGCTGGCATTAGAACTCACCTGGCCGTAGGCAACGAAGACAATATCGACGTACCGAATCGGGTGGCCCGTGGCATGGACGAACTGGTGGCCGACTTCGACGGCACTGAGAATTTGATGCTCTGTGACGGTCTCATCTTTGAGGAAGCCAAGGCGATGGAAGATACGCATGACAACTCGATCGGGCTTCAGCACAGGGAATCCGATGTCCATGAGGAAGTGAAGAGACGTGATCTTGCTGAGGTATGCGAATTTTGTGAGGTCCCTACGCAGCGCCATCAGATTCTTGAAGGACAGCTGAGGTGCGAACGAATCGAGGTAAAGTTGGAAAGATCCGTACTCGTCAACAGTGTCTCTGAACGCGCGTGCATTATCGATGCAGCCCTTCAGCTTCTTTTCATGCCGTATCATCCTGTCGTCGGACATGATTCTACTGAGGTCCTGAGGTCCGTAACTCGCAACCGTCTTGTAGTCTGGAAAGCATTCGTCGATCACAGAGAGCTTGGCGTCCACGGTGGCCGCACGGAATCCCGAATAGAAAGTGATGTGGACCAGCTTTCGATAGTAGTCGGCATCTCGGAAGTTGTGCCGGGCAACCGTTTTGAAAGCATCGAGTTGCTGCTCAATGTCACCGACGCCATTCTGTTTTCCAACTCGAATCAGGGTGGATTCAACCGTCTCAAAAACGGACTTATGGTCGATGGTCATGCGATTCCTGGATGATCTTCAGGACTTTAAATCGGACACTACTCATGTTCGCATTAGCGGATGCGTATTAATGTAGCTCCAAAAGATCGAGTTGCTGTTGGCGGCCCGCCTGCTATCTGGTGGTCAAGGCGTCAGCGCCCTTCTAATCAAGTACCCAACGAGTTCAGGAAAGGTACACTACTGGTGCCCAATTGGTTAGAACCGTGGCTCATTGCCGCCCCGGCGTCAGTAGCGTCTCTCGACCTCTGTGTGGTCTCATGGTGATTCTGGAAGACAGCAAGTCCATGGGACAATTGAAGATCCTCGCGTCGGGTCGCAGCGTCAATGCGCAAGCAAACGCACGAGGAAAGCTATTCGAACATTTGATGGCGGACGTCCTTCGCCAATTCGGATACGAGATCGATCGCATCCCGTCTGTGAACTACGCCGGGATGGAGCTTGACATCGAGGGTCGTTCGAGCGCGACCAACATTCCTGTCTATGTTGAGTGCAAATTCTACGACACCGAAATCGACTCCCCAAAGATGCAGGCCTTCCTTGGCAAGTACACGGTGAGATGGCGGCGCGACAAACGTTGTCAAGGACTTTTTGTCGCCAACCCGGGGGTCAACAGTCACGCGAAAGGCTTCTATCGCGATAATCTCCAAGACGCTTCGGACATGACCGTCAGGTTGATAGAGGGTGATGCTATCTTGGATGCCATTTTCAAGAGCCGGGTCGTCTGTTCTCCCGAACGTATCCTCGCAGTTATCCCCGCCACCACTGGAAAGCCCGGAGATTGGTTCTTGGCCTTCACAGACCGCGGCTATTTCTGGATCTTATTGATAATTCCTCCCGGAGCCGCGATCCCAAAAATGATCGCAGTCCTGGATTCTACTGGGCAGTGGATTTCCGACGAAGCGACGCTCGAATACATCAGATCTTTACAGCCGGACCTCTTCAGCTTTGATTTGGTCGTGCCACCCAAAAGCGGTACGGAACCGCGGGTAGCGCAGGGTCACGATATCGAAGAAATAGTTGAGGTGCGCGGAAGTTCGTCATGTTTTGAGTATCAGTTTCCCGCTGCTCCGGAGTTTCTGGTCGGGCGCAACGAAGCTCTGCATGAACTCGACAAGCTTGTCAGTGAAATCCTCGCGAGGCACACGTCGGCCCGTGGCATTCTCTTCGAGGCGAACTCCGGACTTGGAAAAAGCTCCGTCGTTCTGTCGTGCGTGTCTCGATTGAGGGCATCCGGTCATTTTGCAATGTCGATCGATTGCCGCTCAGCGTCGTCATCGCAGTTCATTCTGCGGATCGTCAGTCATGTCCTCACCACGTTCGGCACTTTCAACGGACTCATCGATTCTGACCAGGATAGCTCTGTGTCCGGAGTCGATAACGCTGCACGGAAACTGATCGCAGTGGGACGAGCGCTGGAAAGCTCACAGAGGTTGCTGATCGTTTTCTTTGATCAGTTTGAGAACCTGTTCTTCCTTCCCGAAGCCCTGCGCCCAATAAGAGATGTGTTTCTCAAGGTCTGTGATGCTCAGACAAACATCCTACTGGGTTTCTCGTGGAAGACCGACCTGTTCGGTCTTACGACTGATTTCCCTTACCAAATGAGGGACGCGATCACCGGATCGAGCAAAAGAGTTCCTTTGGAGCCTTTCTCCGAAGTTGAGACAGCTGACTTGCTCAGACGCCTCAGTCAGGAGCTCCATTCCAAGCTGCGCAAAGACTTGGTGTTCTTCTTGTCCGAGTTCTCCCAAGGTTATCCGTGGCTGCTGAAGAAGCTGTGTGCACATGTCAAGCTTCAACGTGAGGCAGGCGTGGCTCAAGCGGATATTGCAAACAGCCTACTCAATGTTGAACAACTCTTTCAGGAGGATTTGCGTGGCCTATCGCCCCAGCAGGAGGACGCCCTTCAGAGGATCGCGAAAGCTTCTCCGATCAGCATCTCTGAGTTAGGTGACGAACTCAAACCGGAAGTATTGCAGAGCCTTGTGAACGCTCGTTTGGTTATTCGTGTTGGCAGCAAGATAGACATTTATTGGGATATTTTCAAGGACTATCTGAACTCCGGGCGTGTTCCTATCCAAGACAACTACATTCTGCGGATCCAAGTCGGAAGTGTGCTGAAGGCCATGAAACTGCTTCTGGACTTCGGCCCGAATGTGGAGGCGCGCGCGTTTCAGTCCAAGGCGGGACTTTCAACAAAATCGTTTTACAACATCCTTAAGGACATGCGCCTTCTTGGGATCGCCAAGTTGGAAGATGGCAGTGTCAAGTCACTGGTGACCCGCGCGAAGGAGGACGAAGCATTCGAGCCTGCAATGCGAAGCCACCTGAAGGATCGCCTGCGCCGAAACCGATTGATCTGGAAGATCATCGAACGCTTGGAGACGGATATCGCTATCAGCCTGGATGCAATCGCGCAGATCCTCGCAGAGTCTTGCCCTTACGTCTCTGCGGAAGTGGCGACATGGCGAACATATTCACGCGTCTTCGCAGATTGGATGGACTTCGCCGATCTCGCTGTTTTGGACGCCAAACAAAGTCAGTTGATGAGGTACAGGCCTGGCAGCGAGGTTCGCCAACGTAACATCGTGGCTGGAAAGCGCCGAGGTGTCGCTCCAAGCATGCCCATAATCCAATATTCTCCCGTCGTCGAGGTTTGTAAACGTATTGTCGCAGCGCTTCAGACTGGCGGACGAGTCAACTACGAAGCACGATCTCAAAGTCGCTCTCTACGTTGGAAGATCTCGGGTTCGTTGTCCGGAAGACGGGCACAATTACCGTGA